CAAGGCCATCGAGGTGTATGACGTGCTCGACAGCGGCATCGATACCGTCGACGTCGGGTGTGAAGAACTTACCCGCCATATTGTTGGTGCTCACGATCGAGATCAGGCCTTGGGAGTCCCCGTGAATCAGGTCGATCCAGTTACGTACAGCTTCCCGGTCTGCGGAGAGGGCCTGATCCACGTCCATATATATCTCCCCTAAACGAAGCAACCCCGCCTCAACACGGCTGGGGATTTGGTCAACATAGCACCGAGGGGCCAAGATCAGACGCAGATAGTTGCGGGAGAATTTTCGTGTAGGCTACAGGGGACTCCATGATCCGAGTCTCCTGAGAAGTAGCCCCGCGACTGCTCGGTTCGCGGGGCTACTTCGCGTCTAGGATCAGAAAGGCGGCTCAGAATCGAAGCCGTCATCGACGACGACGGCGTGCCCCGGCAGATTCGCTACGCCAGCAGCCTGCTGTGCCTTGAGACGATCCAGCATCGACATGCGGGACTCCTCAGCATTCACGGCCGGCACACTCGGCGTGACACCCTCAGGGCGCTGCGCTGAGGTCGGGTTACCGAAGAATTCGTCCTGCTCGACAACAGCGGGCGCCTGGTAGTTGGCTGCCCAGTAGTTCTTCCAGCGGCCATCCTCATACTTCTTCGCCAAGAACTTGATGGCCAGGATGCCGCCTGGTTCGATGCGCTTCGCGCCGGCCTTCATCACCGCGTCCTGGAGGACCTTCTGAAGCTCACCACCCTTGACATAAATGGCGCGGATGCCATCATCTTCGGCGTCTACCCGCTGATCCGTTTGGATCTTGATGACGACCTGCTTCTTCGGCTGGGTCTTCGCCTCATCCCACCAGAGAAGCTCCCCCGCATTGGCCTGCCCCTTCGCACCCGTCTGCTGGCGGGTGCCGGGACGCTCGACAACCATGCCGCGCTCGATGAAGCCCTGAATCTTGTCCGGGAGCTGACCGGATCCGAAGGGTGGCGCACCCCACGTAGCGGAGCGGACCTTCTTGCCACCCATGAGGAGGGCGTCGGCTTCGGACCAGTCGTCGTTGTAATACGTTTCGTTGCCTGGTTGCATGGCTTCTCCTTGGTTACAGGATTCCCTTGAACTCCCGCGCCTCGCGCGCGACCTTCATCTCCTCAGCTGTCCCATTCGATCCGGGGCAGCCCGACTCATCCGGTCCTTGATCGGATGAGAGCCTATTATTGTTGTACTCACATGGCCAGCACTGGCTTCCAGGGGTCATAGGGACCTGTGGCCATATGTTTTCCACGCCATCGGATTCCAGCTTGATCATCTGACTCGCGATGCCGTAGACACGCTTCAAAGCGGCGAGGGCGATACGCCTGTCGTAAGGCTCACGGTAGATCCACATGTCACGTAGTCGCCCACCACGCGGGAAGAAAACAAGTACGACATCCCGTACAGGTCTTCCCGCGCGTTCGTGTGCCAGACCATACGTCTGCAATTGAACTCGGTAATGATGGGGCAGGTCTGGGGCGTGATCAGGGAGGCCATGCTTCTTGAGTGACTTAATGTCTTCGATGCCATTGACAGTCTTCCAATCGATGACGTCCTGGCCATCGTAGAGATCCGAATGCGCTGTGATCATCTCGTCGACAGGCATCTCAAGTTCGGTACGCCACTTGCGAAGACGGTCATCGCCAGCATCCTTCTGGTAGAAGCCGACTGCCTCCTCAAGCCAGGAATGGATAGCGGTCCCCACCAGGGCAGGCCACGGATCGGCACGGAAGTTGACCTGCTTCGAGCCGGCCAGGACACGGGCAATGAAATGATCACACGGGTGACCGATCTCGCTCGGCCCGATAGCGGTCTGTAGTGTCCGGGCCGCATTATCATCCGCGTAGGTGATGAAGTCCATGATCTGGCCACGCAGGACAGCGTTACGTTCGTCGTAGAGGACCTGCGGATCGCAGGCAGGGTGGTAGTCGGCGCCAGCATCCATATGGATCTGGTCGAGATGTGAGCCGCATTTGCGGCACATCTCACGCGTCATCCTTCACCATCTCTGGGTGGTGCCCCAGGAGGAAGGCCCAGCCGCGCAGGGTATCGAGTCTCGGGATGATGATGCCCTCTTCGTATTCGCGGATCCGTTCCGATGATGGCCAGTGCATGATGTTGCTCAGGTTTACACGCTCCCAGCCAAGATCGAGTCTCGCCTGATGCAGCTTGGTGATCATCGGATCGACGATGTTCGGATCGACGACGAGTGTCTCGACTTCCTCCTTCTCCTTCGCCACGGCCGTGATGCGCTCACGTATCTTGGCAACGTCGCGTGCGGAGAAGCGCTGCGCAGAACCCTTGCTGTGCATGATCATGATTACTTTGCCGCCATAGGCGGACTCGATCTCCAGAGCCATCAGATCTCCTTGCGTCGTAGCTGATCCGCCTGGGATGCCGGGATGTAGGTTCCGAGACGTCCAAGCTGGATACACGTTAGCGCCCCACTACGACACTTCCTGGCGATCGTGGCCGAGGACGGGGATAAGCCCAGCTCACTCGTGATGACAGCGATCGGGAGAAGATCCTCAGGTCGCAGGCCGTGATCATCATAGAGGGACTGCTCGATCTGATCCAGATGATGTGCGAGCTGGCCGAGGCGTACCGCTGTCATACTGTGCATCCGATCGGCCATCTCAGGATCGGCTTCCCAGCGTGCAACGACCTGCCCTGCCGTTCCGAGGATCGTGGCGCATCTGCGTACGGAGAGATGGAACCTGCTGCGGCGGCTCGCCAAGCCGCCTGGGACTTGGACTACGTCACGTCCGTAGCGCTCCGCTTCGAGGATATCTAGCTCGGTAAATTCGTTGATCATGGTTACCTCCAACGGCAATGTACCACCACGTAGGGGTGCGTAGGAATATGCAGAATGGCCCCGCCCCCTCGGATCAGGAGGAGCGGGGCCATTCCGGGCGAGAAGCAGCTGAAGCCGCTTCTCTGAGCCGCCGAGATGAAGATCGGGTAGGGAGTCGTAGGTCTCCCCCTCCATCACGGCCTACAGCAAAGAACTAGTTACAGTTGGTGGCACCAACGATATTGCCGTCAGCGGCACTCTGGCCATCGTCACCCGGGTTGATGGCATCCAGCCACTCCTGATGCGAGACATTCGTGCAGCCGGCGCCGGCCTGGATCGTCAAGTTGTAGTCCCACGAGTAAGCCGTCAGCTTTGTACCGAAAGCATTACCCGTCGTGGCCAGCGTCGCCCAGTTCGTGGTGCTGGCAGGCTTTGCCGCACCCGTCGCAGCGACCGGCACCGTACCGCTCAAGCTGGCACTATCCGCATAGAACTGGCCCACAGCCACACCCTGGAAGGTGCCGGCGAAGGCACCCGTGATGTTGTCAGCGGTGCCATTCGGAGAGTCTGCGCCATTCACGGTGGTGAAGGTGCCATTGTCGGTCAAGGTGAAGGTGAAGAGGTAGCACTTCGCTGCCCCGCCACACTTGTCGACATCAGCCGCGCCGTTATTGGTGACGTCCACCTTCCGCGTGAAGTCGTCACTCGCCCATCCCGAAGACTCAGGCCACGAAGTGATACTGGTGGTGTGCGAAACCGAGGTGACGGCACTCGTCCCGGCCGGACCCGCAGGACCTGTCGCTCCGGTTGCCCCCGTGGCACCGGCAGGACCCGCAGGACCGGTTGCGCCGGTGGCTCCGACGTGACCGGTGGCCGCGACATTGATGAAGGCGTAGCCGGCGGGACACGCGTGGGTATTGGTACTCGGTGCCGCCCAGTCACCATTGGGACGGATGCAGACGTTGAAGCTTCCGTTGGGCTGGACGCCGGTGGCATGCAGCGGGGTAACGGGTGTCGCATTGGCCGAAGCGGTGAAGCCTACGAGGGCTACGCCAGCGACTGCCAGGGCGAGAAGAGTCTTCTTAAATCGCATGTTGATCTTTTGCTCCTTATTGTCGGTATTACTCGTGCTCGGATGCTACAGGCCGTCCTGGAGCTGATCCGCGAACTCGGCCGTTTTTGCTAGCGGATCCGAAACTTTGAAGCGGCCGTCGTAGTCCTCCAGATTCATGGCGTAGACCATGTCCGGCGTGACGAACTGACCGACCGCGACATCCAGCTCGATCGTCACCGTCACCTTGCGCGTATTGGAGATACCGAGTAGATCCAGGAGGCTACCGATTGCGTAGGCGGAACCAGAATGATGCTGTCCTACCTGCGCTGCGGCTTCCAGGATCTCCCACTCATGCCACGTACGCGTCTTATCCGTCGTCACGCTGGCCTGTGGCACGAGGAGTGGCAGAGGTAGATACCCCTCCTTGTCAGCGGCCGACATTCCGTAATCTCCCATCTGATCCTCCTTTTCCTTCTTGTACATAAAGTCACTTAGGTTGATGTGGATGATCGGATTCACGCCTCCAGTCGGCTGAGGGGGATGCCCCGGTGAATCGGAATCCACCGGGGCATCCTTGTACTAGTCCTGCGCTTCGCGATCTTCGTCGTAGTCGAGCATCGCGTCACCCTCGGCGTCGTAGCCGGCGTAAGCCGTGTGGTTGATGACGTCACCCACGATGTCACGGAAGAGATCATCCAAGGTGCAGACATTCGCACCCTCAGCCGCCTCCTCCATGAGGGCCAGCTGCGGACGCAGACCCAGGGCGGCATCCACCAGATCGTCGGTGGTCACCATGTCGGGCTTACCACCGCTACGCGAGATCGAGTAACGCATCGCACGATTGATGGCCTCGACGGCGAAAGCGGGCAGGAAGCCGATGAAGGCCTTCCCGACACGCTCGTAGTCGATATCGCTGAGAAGCTTCGCCGGGACAAGATTCTCCACGAGGCGCTTGAAGCCGGACGGATCCAGCTCAGCGACGTGGATCACCGCATCGAGCCGGCCCGGACGAAGAACAGCCTTCTGGATCTTCTCCACAAAGTTGGTGGTGAAGCCGGCGACGACCTCTCCACCCTTGGAAGTGATCCCGTCGAGCATGTCCAGAAGCTTCGAGATCTGATCTGCTGTGCCGCCATTGGCCAGCAGATCGATGTCCTCGAACCAGACAACGGCAGGAGCGTAAAGCTTCGCCGTATTGAGGACCTCACCCAGATCGTCCTTGCCGGTGCGGCACAGGATGTAGGTCCAGCCATTGGCCTGCGCATGCTGCGCGGTCAAGATGCCGGCCGACGTCTTACCGGTGCCGTAGGGGCCTTCCAGGAGGACGGCGCGCTTGAGTGGAATCTTCAGATCACGCATCGTCTGCGTGTGCTTCAGCAGGCTCCACAGGTTCGCGTCGAGCTGCGTCTGCACCTCTTCCGAGAAGATGATCGTCTTCGGATCCACCCGATTCACATCGAGGAAGACGGGCTCGGTACCACCCGTGATCGCACGACCCTTGTAGATCGAGTTGTGCTTCAGCTCCTCCTCGACAAGCTGGAAGAAGGCCTCGATGTGCTTGCGATACTTCTTCGGTGCGTCGACCGCCAGGACGAAGATCATCCCGTATTCGCGATCCTTCGAATCGCCGAGGGTGAAAGTTGCCTCCAGGGGTGGGAACTCAACATCACCCCACGGAACCTGGACACTCTGCCCCGGACCGGTTTCGATCGTGATCAGGGCCGGCGGGTTCGTTCCGAAGAAGCTCACCTGTGCTTTGCCGATCCCGGCCGTTCCGAAGTTCTTCATCATCGCCGCATCGAAAGCATGCGCGCCATCCCAGGGACGGTAATTGAACTTCCGCTGGAAGGTGCAGTGCCCCGTCTGCGACTTCTCGTACCGCTCCAGGTAGTCGATCGCGTCGCCGACACGTCCCTCGTAGGTGCCCGGAAGGACGATCTTGTCGCCGTCGAAGAGGATGTCGTCATCGGTGACGGTCAGCCCCCCGAGTACTTCGAGACTCGCGATGATCGCCATGCGGACCTGATCCGCCTGGGAGATCTTCGCCTTCTCGGTACGGTGTGCTTCAACGACGGCACCCATCAGATCTTTCACATCAATACTCATGATCCTCCTTCTCCTGTTCGCTTCTGATCCGAAGCGACGAGAGGAACCGTAGCACCCCCGCCAGGGGAGCGCAAGTCATAAGTTCCCACAACAGGTGGCGGCCCCGACGGGCCTATCCTTGCCCGCCGGGGCCTTTGGGTTTCAACCTTGAAAAGGTTGTTCATAAACCGAGTGTCACCTTACATCACCAGCGCACGTTTAAAGCCAAGATCATTCTGAGTCTATCCAGTGCTCTGCCATTGAGCTACAGGGCCAAGTTTGGAGGCCCCATTGAGATTCGAACTCAAACCCCTGGAAAGAAAAGCCTTGACTGGTTGATCTGGTGAAGGGTGGATCTTTATTGAGACTAGAGCGAGAATCTGAGACTCAAACGTCAAACTACTTCGACGCCTATGAATCTGATCATCTCAATCTGAGTCTCGCAGTCGGCGCCGAGGTCCCTCTGCCAATTGGGGTACCGGGGCATGAATGGAGCCCCAGCCAGGATTCGAACCTGGACATTGCCTCGACTATGGCTACGTCCCCGCGCTCAAACGGGGAGCTTTGGTCAACTACCCAGAAGGTAGTTGAAGACAGGGGTGGAAAGGTCGACACCTTCCGGGACCGTCGTCATATTCGCCTCTTCACGCGCGAACTTGACCGCCTCCTGAAGCTTCGAAACCTTCGCCAGCAGGAGAGCCTTCTCCGGAGCGGGCATCGCACCCGAGAACTTCGTCGTCGTCCACGTACCAACAATCACATCCTCGGTGAACATCTGCACCTGAGCCGGGTGCTTCTCCGTCGCGATGGCCAGGACGTGATTCTTCGGAACCTTCGCCGTACGCGTCGACTGCTTCGATGTCGACTTGTAGACACCTGTCGTCGGGTCCAGACTCCAGTCCTCCGAAGGGTCCAGAAGGGGAAGCTTCGTCACGAAGGTGTGTACGTCGACGAGCTGCTTCTCCAAGAACATCAGCGTTGTCACTGGAACGTCGGCCAGGACGGTGACGCCATCGACCGTCACATTGCCACGGGCGACCGTATTGGCCTCATCCAGTTCAGCAACAACATTGAACATCTTGGAAAGATCCAGGCGCAGCTGCGCCAGGGCACCCGTCGTCGTGATCTGAACCTTCGTAAACTCGGGCGGGAGCTGGTCACCCAGCTCATCCTTCGGAGAGTACGTCTTGGTGATGCCGGAGATCAGGGGAGCCTTCTGCACATTGCGGAAGGTCTCCGTCCAGGCCGCCTGAGCTTCACGCTTCTTCGTCTGCGCGATGGCGATGATTTGATTCAGTCGAGTCATGATCCTCCTCCTTCAGTTTGAAAACTGCGTGTCTGATATCTCGCTCTTCGACGTTCATTTCTTCTATCCCTGCACGGTCGGCACGGGCAATTGCGTTTGCCTGTTAGACCGCCACCGTGTTCCACGCCCAACTCAGATCCAGTTTTTGCTAGGTGACATTGGTGACAAAGAATCTGACACTTGATCAATTCTTCTTGCAACTTAGAAGGTGTAGCCAAGAGCAGCTTAGCTACGTTTATCATCTTAGTTGATCTATCTGTATGATCAATTTCTAGTGAATCTTTAGATTCACACTTAGCACATTGACCACCGAGCTGTTCTATCGCTCTGAGTCTGTGAGTCTCATATCTGCGCGCCATGTAGGAACGCATATACTCGTTATATTCTTCGCGGTCTCTATGTGGCACGAGACTAAGTCTACACCGAGGACGACCTGGCTCCTCTACTGCCCTGTGAACTACACGTACTTCTGTCCGACCAAACCGCCAACAGACTGGGCTGTCTTGTGCAGACTGCGCCAACGCTTATCCATGGCGACCATCACCGCATCGTTACCGAACTTCGCGACGAGGCGACGTGTCAGATCCTGGAAGGTGATCTCCGGTGGCTTCGGACGCGTCACGTTCACCATCGTCGTCTCCTGCTCCATAGATCTCAGTGTGCCATGCCTGCCGCGATCATGATGGCAACGCCGATCGCGATGATGATGAGCCAGAAGTAGAACTGGCCATCGGTCATCATCCGCCCATCGTCTCTTCCTTCTATAGGGAACCGCTCGGGACTGCTTCTCCAAGCACCGGAGACTTCCGCATCCGTGGCCCCGAGTGGCGTCTTTCCACTAGACAGCAAGGCTAACAGTAACTCCCCCGCCAAGGGATGTCAAGCTACACAGCAAGATTCTTTCCAACATGCCATGATCTTTGCTATGGCAAGGAGTCTCGCGGAGGAATTCGCCCAGCTGAGTGAAGCTGAACGCGAGGAATGGATCAATGCCCAACCCGACTGGCTCCTCAAAGAAGTCGCACGAGGCGAATGGTGGTGGCTTGCCCGGCCTGAACAGGTGCCACCTGAAGGTGACTGGCTTGTGCATCTCGTCCTGGCCGGACGTGGCTTCGGTAAGTCACGCAGCGGATCCGAGTGGCTTGTGCAGCGGATCCTGGATCACCCCTACGATCGCCACGGCACGCCAACGGAGTGGCTCGTCATCGCGGAGACCTTGAGTGATGCCCGCATCATCTGCATCGATGGTCCGGCTGGGATCCTGCGTGTCCTTCAGCGGCGTGAGATCAACTACCGCTATGTCAAGGCGCCTAAGCCGATGATCGTCTTCGTCGACTCGGGAGCCAAGATCTACTGCGAGGGTGCGGACAATGCGGACGTAGGTAGAGGATACAACGCAGCAGGGGCATGGTTGGACGAAATATGTAAATGGAAGCAACCTAGGGCAAGTTGGTACGAAGGAATTATGCCAAGCCTCCGTGCTGATCTCATGGGGGATCATCCACGAGTCTTCGTCACAACCACTCCGAAGCCTGTCGATATCCTGCGTGAATGGGTGCAGAGAACAGATGGAACTGTCTCTCTAGTGCGAGGCTCCACCTTTGACAATGCCAGCAACCTATCTGAGCATGTCGTTAAAGAACTACGAACTCGATACGAAGGAACTGCCATTGGACGGCAAGAACTTTATGGAGAACTACTTGAGGCTCTAGACGGAGCAATGTTCTCCCGACTCGATATGGAGAACAGCCGCCTATACGAAATCCCGGAGCCGATCCGTTCCACCATTGTCGGAGTAGACCCGAACCTTACCGGCGAAGAAGACGAGATGGGTGTTGTTGTCCTGGCCAGAGGCAAATCCAATCACATGTACGTCATCGCTGATCGGAGTTCACCGAAGGTGGGGCGTGACGCGGCACGCCATTGCTGGCATGTCCTACTCGAATACGGTGCCGATGTTCTCCTTTATGAAAGCAACCTCGGAAAGGTGTGGATGAAGGAAGTCCTGTCCGACACCTATTACGAGATGGCTAAAGAGGGCCTATTCCCGATGGGGACTACGCCACCGATGAAAGCTGTCGACTCTAAGGCCGGGAAGAAGACACGTGCAGAGCCTGTCGCATTGCGCCTGGAGCAGGGGCGTTTGCACATGATCGGGAGGCATCCGGAGCTGGAGACACAGATGGCTGAATTCGTGCCTGATTCGGGTGGAGATTCGCCTGACCGGATGGATGCCCTCGTCCACGCGGCACGTCATTTCATGAAGGCGGAGACCCGTGCTTCGAAGACGGCATCACCAGCTGAGGCACTCCAGCGCCTCCAAGATCAGCATGAGGCTCGCGGATACGTGCCCGAAGATTGGATGAGCCGATACGGGGGTTAGCATCCTATGCCCCTATGCGGACAGTATTGATCTAGTCTATGCACTATGCCGATCGCGCTGAGCCTGCTCATCACCGCACTAGCGGTTACGCGAGCTACTCGCGTCGTCACAACAGACAAGGTGGGTCTTCCACTGCGTCGATGGATCTTGGTCCGCAATGGCGATGAGGGCTGGTTCACATTCCTCATCCACTGCAAATACTGCACATCGGTATGGATCTCATTCATGGCATCCCCACTCTGGTGGTGGGCAAGTGGCTACTCCTTTACACACGTGCGATCCTATTTCTTCATATTCGCCATCGCATTAGCTTTGGCACAATTCGTCGTCGTCACCGCCAAGCTCGATGAGGTGCCATAGTGCCAAGGCCTTTTAGCCGGGCTCAGGCTGTTGAGGCGGCGAAGGAGCCACCATCCAGCCACAGCCTCATCGCCTCAGCAGTTGAGGTTTCCTACAAGGATCTCGTCTCCTGGCGCACCTACCGCCTCGGACGTGACGAAGTCTGGCAGCGTGAACTTTGGCGCCTCTACGACATCGTTGGCGAGCTTCGATTCGCCGCCAACTGGATCGGGGCGATGCTCAGTCGTGTCCGGATCTATGTAGCGACCGTTGATGAGCGTGGCGTCATCGGGGCTGAGACGACGGATAAGGACATTCAGGCCCTCGCCGATACGATGCTCGGTGGGCCGGCAGCGAAGGCTGAGTCGCTTCGTCTGATGGGTATCAACTTCACCGTCGGTGGCGAGTTCTACATTGTCGGGAAGTCAGGTCGCGGCCAGGACGACGACCAATGGTTCATCATCACCCCGAGTGAATTGTCACGCTGGCAGGGTGGCGTCTTCTACAACTCTGTCGATGGACCTATCCAGCTCCTCGATAACGTCGACATGATCGTGCGCGTCTGGACTCCGCATCCGCGCTGGATCTGGCTAGCCGACTCCCCGGCACGCGGCGCGATGAATGTGATCATCGAGCTGGAGCGCCTCACCAAATACATCTTCAGCCAAATCGATTCACGTCTCGTCGGTGGTGGGCTCCTACCCATCCCGAATGATATGGACTTCCCCGACGATGACGACTCAAAGGGTGCAGCCGACTCTCTGATGGCGAAGCTGGCTGAAGCCGGCATGGCATCCCTGCGCGGTGAAGGATCCGCCGCTGGCGTTCTGCCCGTCATCATCGAGGTCCCGACCGACGCCCTCGGGAAGCTTCAGCTGATCAAGTTCGATACCGGCCTATCGGAGCAGGCGGTCGAGCTACGCAAAGAAGCCATCATGCGCTTCGCCTACTCGATGGACTTCCCACCCGAAGTCATCACCGGGCAGGGCTCCTCCAATCACTGGTCAGCCTGGTATATCGACGAGAATGCGATCAAGGTCCATATCGAGCCACTGATGGGGCGCGTCTGTGACGCCCTGACAACGGCCTACCTTCGCCCCGCCCTGAAGGCGATGGGTAAGGACCCGAAGCGTTTCACCTACTGGTATGACACATCGGGCCTCACCGCACGCCCGACACGCCTGGAAGATGCCCTCAACCTCTACAAGCAGGGCCTTCTATCCGGTGAAGCGGTACGCGCGGCCGGCTTCTTCCGCAAGGATGAGGCACCCACCGATGCCGAGCTGGCTTCAATGTTCGGTAAGCAGCTCGCCTTGATCGACCCGACACAGTTCGCGAATGACGACTATCGCAAGATGATCGGTATCGGACCAGCGATCCTGCCCGAGGGCTCCGTTGTGCCGCCCGTGGCTCCTGGCCCGCCACCGCCACCGGCACCAGCCCACGGAATCCAGGAAGGTTTGCAGCCGGTCCCGGAGCGCACCACGCCCGATAATCGTCCGACGACGCCTGCTGTCACGTCTTCCGCAGCAGCCGAGATGGCTGTCACGCTTGCCCTCGTCGCCTCCAGTAACCTCATTGTTCAGCGTGCTCTGGAGGTCGCTGGTGGACGCCTGATCACCCGTAGCCAGCGCTTCCCGGAGACGCCGAAGGCGGAGATCCACACCAAGATCCGGGTTACCGATCCGGAGAAGGTGACCGAACTCCTCGCAGGTGCCTGGACCTATGTCCCCGTCCTGGCCGCACAACTCGATGGCCAGGTCGATGAGGCTGAACTAACCGAATGTCTCTACGGATACTGCTCCGCCCTTCTACGCACCTCGCAGCCACACGATCCGGAGAATCTTCTGGATGCCCTGCGACGTAAGGGGTTGGTCCATGACTGACCCCCGGATGCAGCTGGAGGAATCCTTCGCGAGCAAAGTCTTCAGCGCACTCGCGACGTGGCTGGCGAAGGTGCGCCAAGCAGTCATGTCGGCCTGGAAGGTACACCGCCTACGACCTGACCCTCTTGCCATCCAGGCCACGAAGCCTATATGGATCCGCCTGGTGGATGGTCTCCAGGAGGAGCTTCGCCGTGCCGCTGATCTGGGCTTCTCGGAGGTGGCGAATCAGGCTGCCCCTAAGAATGAGCAGCTGATCGAGCAGTCCCTAGCAGCCTCATATCATCTGATGGTGGGGATCCCGGACGAGGTGCAGCAGGAGATCCAGAAGGAGATCAATGATGCCGTCAATGCCGGAGATTCGCCGGATCGTATTGCCGCCCGGGTCGACGCTCTCCTGGACGCGAACGGATCGCAGCGCTGGCGAAATCGCGCCCGGACCATTGCAGCCACTGAAATTCACCGTAGCGCTAACAGTGGAGTGCAAGCAGCTGGAATGGCTATTTCCCGACTGGAGTCCGTGCGACTGAATAAGAAGTGGGTAACACGCCACGATAATCGGGTCCGTATTACTCATGTCGCAGCCGATCGGCAGGTGGTTCCACTCAATTCGCTATTCACCGTCGGTACTTCGCGAATGCTGACGCCGGGGGATCCGACAGCACCACCTGAAGAGGTCATCAACTGCCGTTGCTCTATGAGTATTGAGGACGCAACCTGATGGCTATCCAATGGAGTGGCCCTATTGCCTCCTACGGGAAGCTCACCGGAGATCGTCGTATGTTCGAAAAGATGGGCGATCTCGATACCCGTAGCCTTCCGCTGCCTTTGCGCTATTCGCCTGATGGCGGGCACAAGAATGCTGTCGATATTGGTGGTATCACCGATATCGATCTGAATAGTAATCCGATCATGGCATCAGGTTTCTTCCTCCCCGAAGATATCGAGCCATTGGTGAAGCCAGCTACCTATAAGGCACGTGCCGGCATCAATGGCCCTTCCCTGGATATGGATAACTTCAGTGCGGCCCGGAAGAGGGCACCTGACGGTTCCCCCTATCTGGCGATGCGTGGCAGGGTCATGGCAGCCACCTTGGTCTCCACTCCGGCATTCGCGGATCAGCGCCTCAATATCACCGGCGACGCTTTGACGGCAGCTTCTTGGACTTGGGCTGAGATAGCTGACGAAGATGCTCTAGCCCTCTATGGGGAGGTCCTTCTCGCGTCAGGCGTCAATGCGCAGGCTTGGCAGGGTCTTCCGGTGGCTCCACGCAATGCCGAGTTCCGGGTCGAGGACGCTATTCAGCGGATCAAGCAGTGGGCTGGTGGTGACTCCGCCAAATATGCACGTGCATTCCTCTGGCAGGATCCTCAGATTGATCCTGGTGATATGCGTGCCTATCGCCTCCCGGTGGGCGACATCATCGATGGCAAACTCACCATGATCTACCACGCGGTGTATGCCGGGGCGGCCCTGATCCAAGGGGCGCACGGTGGTCTACCGTCGATTCCGGATGCGGATAAGGTGCGCCTTCGCACCATCATCGACAGTATGTATAAGAGAATGAGTCGCGATTTCGACGAGGACCTGGAACCACCATGGGACCAGGGTGCAAAGAATAGGCCTTTGAGTATGGATACGGATGAGGAAACCCAGCTATCGGTGAAGTCCTCGTGGAACCTGCCGATCGCGTCGGATAACACCACGTGGGATAAGGGTGCCGCCCTGCGCGCCCTGGACTCGTGGGCCGGCGACGATATGGGTAAGTACGGCTCCGCCTTCCTTTGGAAGGACAGCTCAGCCTCGCCTGTGGAGAAGGGGAGCTTCAAGTTCCCGATCGCCACCATCATCTCCGGGAACTTGACCATCATCCCGGCCGCTGTGCGTAGTGCGGCGGCACGTGTCTCCGGATCCAATATCCCGCCTGCCGACAAGTCGACGATGACGTCAACGATCGCGAGTCTTATGAAGCGTATCCATGGAGGTCAGATGGAGATCTTGGAAGATGGCTTCGTCGCAGGCTCCGGCCCCCTTGCGCCACCGAAGTCTGTCTTTGATCAGCCGGCACTGACGCGCCACGATTCTCATGTCGAGGTGACGGAGGATGGCCTGGTGCGTGGCTACATCGCACAGTGGGATACCTGCCACACAGGTGTCAGTAATGTCTGCACGATGGCCCCGACGTCGAAGCTTGGCTATGCCAAGTTCCATCAGGGAAATGTCCTGACGGCTGAAGGTGACCTGGTCCCCGTAGGCAAGATCACCATGGATGGCGGACATGCCAATACACGTCTAGGCCTGAAGCCGGCCATCGCACACTACGACGACACCACCACAGCTGTCGCTGTCGTTCACGCCTACGAGGATGAGAATGGCATCTCCTACGCCGGGATGATCATGCCCGGCGTATCGGAGGAGAAGATCTTCGCCCTACGCGCCTCGCCCCTCTCAGGTGACTGGCGCTACGACCGCGACGCCGACAACCTGGAACTCATCGCAGCCTTGGCCGTCAACACTCCCGGCTTCCCGATCGTCAACATCACCGCAGGGGTGCAGATGACTCTCCTGGCAGCGGGCATGGTTGCCGAGGAGCCGGAGCCCGCTACCGAGGAGGTTATTGAGCCTGTCGTTGAGGGGAACGACAATATGGCTCGCCTGGCAGCTATCCTGGCGGCAGATCAGGCGAAGCGTAGCCAGCGACTGGCCACCCTCGCCTCGTACGAACAGGGAGAATAGATCATGGGATGCTGCGGCAACTCAACACCAGACAACACGATCTGGACCGTCACCCTCCCCAGTGGGGAAACGAAGGAAGTGATCGGTCAGCAGAATGCTCTCATCGAGCAGACGCGCGCCGGTGGCGGAACAATCAAGAAGAAGGCGTCATGATCAGTGAAGAGTGGGACAGGTCAACCTTCTGCGCATCCGGCGAATGCGTCGAAGTTCGCAGATGGAATAAGTCAAGTAGTTGCAGTGGCAACTCTTGTGTAGAAGTTTCACGTGAAGAGGACACGATCTGTGTCCGCCAATCCGAACTTGGTGACATGATTGTTCTCGGCTTCACTGTTGATGAATGGGAAGCCTTCATCAAGGGCGTCAAGGCCGGAGAGTTCGACCTGTAACCAGGGAGAGCAATGCTTCGTTGTTATCGGCATCATTGCCACACCGATCCGCAGGAAATCATCCTGCATGCATTGGAGCAAATCATGGCAGGGCAAGAATCAATCGATGCGGCAGTCACCGCACTCCAGGACACGGTTGCAAATGTGCTTCCGGTCATCGACGCCATTGTGGCGACAACCAATGACCTGATGGCGGCTGCGGCCAATATTCAGGCCGAGATCGCAGCACTCGGAACCCCGGTGAATACAGACGCGCTTGATGCGGCTGTTGCTTCCCTCGGTACCGCTGTCGCCCCACTCCAGGCTGCGGTCGCACCTCTGGAAGCTGCGCAGGCGGCAGTCGACGCTCTGGAAACTCCGGCCGTCTGATTCTCCCCAGGACGATCGGTTGATGGTGCCCTTATCGTTTCGTTGCGATAAGGGCACCTCTGCGTCTACACTCCTGCTCAAACGTAGATCAATGCGGCGGTAGGCCACCTTGTTCTAATGAATGGGATCGCTGGCTGTAGGTCGGATCCGAAAAACGACAGAACATCCGTCCTTTTTTGGGAGCCACAGTCATGGAATTTGAGATCCCCACTGGTGATCTTGCCAATTTCAGCATCACCTACCTGCGCAATGTTCGCGGCCAGGCGCGTGCTGAATACAACACTCTTCTCGCATCAGCGCAAGGCCACGCGGACACCGTTCCCGATGAGGAACTGGCACGCCTGGAAGCGCTACGCGAATTCGAAACCAATGTCGAAACCGAGATCAATGGCCGCTCCGCACGTGAGCAGCGCCTCGCATCCCTCAATATGCTCGAAGACGCTCCAGCCCTCGAAGAGGCGGTAGTTGCCTCCGGGACCTCGCACGTCGCGCAGACCGAGACCGTCACCTCCGAAGAAGACGCGGCTGCGGCCCTCGCTGCGACAGCGCAGGCGCGTACCGCTCCGACGATCGCTGAGATCGCGGCTGCATCCGATACGACCCTCACCGCGAGTGTGCAGGACTCCATCGGAACGCCTGTCACGATGTCGATGGTGGCATCCTCGGATGTTCCAGGCTTCACCTCCGGCCAGGAACTGCAAACCGTCGAAGACATCGCGCAGGCCTTCGTTGCCCGGACGGCCGGCTACGCCGGTATGCGTGGCGGAACGAACTACGCCACCCACGGTGTGGCTGTTCTGCGGCGTGACTACCCGGCTGAGCTGACGGTCCAGATGGATGACCGGGACCAGGGCATCATGGAGCGCGCCATCAACGACTACCGCCTTCCTGGCGGCTCCCTCCTGGCCGCGACTCGTGTCACGCCGGAAGATGTCGCGGCTGGTAAGTCTCTGACGGCTGCGGTCGGCTGGTGTTCCCCTTCCACCACCGACTATTCGACCTGTCTCCAGGTCACCACGGAAGGCCTCGCCTCCTTCCCGGAGGTTGTGGCGGCACGTGGTGGTGTCCGGCATAACACCGGTATCGCCTTCAACGGCATCTGGGCTGGCGGAACGAACTTCTTCAACTACACCGAGGCTCAGATCATCTCCGGTGTGACAAAGCCCTGCATGGTCGTTGACTGCCCGAGCTTCGTTGATACCCGCCTCGGTGTGACCGGCCTGTGTATCACGGGCAATATCCTCCAGAACCGGGCCTACCCGGAGTATGTCGCCACCTTCATCCGTGGCGCGATGGCTGTCTCCGCACACCAGATCAATATGCTTCAGATCGCGGCTGTGGTTACCGCCTCGACTGCTGTTGACTTGACGGCCTCTGCTCCTTTCGCCGGTGACGGAACTGTCGTTTCGCAGATCTTCGCCGCGATCGATATGGCGATCATGGACATCAAGTACAACCTGCGCCTAAGCCCGAACGCGACTCTGGAGGTCAAGCTCCCGATCTGGGTCCTGGCCCAGATGCGTGCCGACTGGTCGCGTCGCAATGCCGAGTCGAACCCGAATATGGCCGATGCCGCGATCTCCAGCTGGTTCTCGGTCCGTAACGCGGCACCTGACTTCGTCTACGACTGGCAGGACGCTTTCGCCTCCGGTGGTGCTGGTCTGGGTAACGCGACTCCTCTGACGGCCCTTCCGACGCAGGTTGTCTTCCTCGTCTACCCGACCGGTACCTGGGTCCGTCTCGTCTCCGACGTGATCACCTTGAACTCGGTCTACGACTCGGCGAAGTTGGCGACGAACCAGGTCACCCAGCTCTTCACGGAGACGGGTTGGGCGATGGCCCAGATGTGCCCGGTTTCGCGTGCCTACACCGTCAACCTTTGCCCGAGTGGCGAGACGGGTGCGCAGCGCACCTCCTCGAACACGATCGTCTGCTAATTCGTCAGGAAAGGGGGTCAGCTTTCCCCAGCTGGCCCCCCAGCTCACCACCAACCCTGACGAAAGGAGGGCTGGGAAATGGCAGCAGTTATCCCTCCGGTTCTTCTACCGGAGTCTCCAAATGCCAACGACCAGCGCTACGGGCTATTCAATGTCGCCAATGGTCCACTCGCCCTGCCGCCCCACGCCGGGGCTGGCGGTATCGAATATCAGACGGCGGTCTGTGCATTGCCTTACGGCTACACGGTCAAGTGCCCGACACCGGATGCGAAGACTTTCACCAATCAGCTCGGCCTCACCATCGGTACCCCATTCGTTGTCGTTGCAGATACCCTTTGCGGCACCTTGGGACATTCGGAGGCGGAGTGGAATCGTTACGCCTTGGAGCGTCTGACCGCTGGCGAGCAGGCCGTCGTGGAGCTGGTCTTCGGTTCAGGCCTGGACGGGGCTTCGCCTTCCCTGGCCAATAACACGCCTAATGTGACGACACTCCCACCGGCCCTCACGATTGCCGGTGCTCTGAATGCTTTGGAGGGCTGGCTCTACGCACGCTATGGCCCGACCGGCATTCTGCATATCCCGATCTCGGCTAACTCTTCCGTCATGGCCGATTATCACATCTTCCGTGACACGGGTGGGATCATGCGTACCCCAATGGGTACGAAGATTTCTTTCGGTAACTACGGTGGTCTACTACCTGACGGGACGACTCCGGCTGCTGGACATTCGGCCTTCTACATCACAGGCCAGATGAGTGTGTGGCGCTCGGAGACGCCATTCGTTTCGCCTTACGGGCAGTCGATTGATAAGACAACGAATCAGCTGAAGATGTTTGCCGAACGCGAATATGTTCTGGCATATGACTGCTTCGCGGCAGGCATCGACGTAACGCTAGCGATCCCGTGATGGCTATCGTCTCGCCTCTTCCTCATCAAGTTGAGGAGCATGCCCGGATCCTCCTGGAGGAAGCCGGCGACTATCCGCATCTGGTCGCTACGACGATGGATGGCCCAACAGGCTTGGCCTTCATCGTTCCGGACGATATCGCAGAACGCTATTTGGCCCGGATCCATGGGAAGCAAACGGTGAAGCCGAAGGCTGAGCCGGCTGAGGCGACTCAGGATGATCCCGGCCTGGAAGAGACACCTGAGGAGGTTGCTGTGCCTGCAAAGCGCCGTGGCCGTCCCCCGGGTAGCAAGAACAAGGCGACGTCAACTGACGGCGCGGACTAAGGAGCAGCTATGCCTTCGATTTGTTTCAGCTCTCTACGGCTGCCGGTGGTCCGCGTCACGGCGGAGAATGCCTGTGGCCTTCCTCTTACCGGTGCTGGTACGACACTCACCACGTCTGGTTTGATCTCTGTCGCGATGGCGGTCAATCAGCAGGATCGTCAGGACTATTTCACTCTCAATGCCGATGCGCAGCCGTGTGTCACCAATACGGCGCCACCGATCTTGAAGTGGATTGATCTGACGATCACTTTCTGCAATGTCGACCCGACCCTGCTGAGTGTGATCACGGGCGAACCTCTCGTCCTCAACGATGCGGCTTCACCGGTCGCGATCGGTTGGGACACCTCAGTTGGTTCTGTCAATACGGTCAACTTCGGCTTCGAAGGCTGGACCCGTATCGGTGGCACGACGCAGGCATGTGCGGCCAATGGGCAGGTCCAATACGGATACTTCCTTCTCCCGTGGGTGACGGAGGGTGTCGTCGGTGACGTGACCTTCCAGAATGGTCTCGCCAACTTCACTGTCACGGCGCGTACGCAGGCTGGTGGCACGTGGGGTGTGGGTCCATACACCGTCGTGGCTTCCTCAGCTGTCGCGACTTTGAACCTTCCGCTGCCTCTCTTGACGGCGATCGGTCCGAATGTGCACCGTCGCATGTTTGTCACGACACTCGCGCCTCCGCTGCCGCTGTGTGGTGGAGCTTCCCTCCCGGCTGGTCCTCTGGTCGCTACGGTGACGACTCCTCCGAAGACGGTGACTCTGACCTTCCCGGTGCCTTCGATCCTGCCGGCCACCGTCAACTGGGGCGACGGTACCGCTCCGCAGAACATCACCTCAGGTTTGACGACCACGCACGTCTACACGACGGCTGCGACCTTCACCATCACGATGGCTCCGAATGCCATCTCCGCACCATTCTGGTCGGGCACCGTCACCACAAGTTAGTAGATCATGGATGGTATCTAGGCCCCCCTAGTGCAGAGATGTCACTGTCCCTAGATACCATCCATGACATGGAGTGCGAAATTGAAGGTTGTACAAAACAGATCAGAGCAAAGAATCCTCGCACGGAATTCATGTGCAATGAACATAGAAGGCGAAAGAGCCTGCTGGGGGACCCCCTAGCAGGAGGAAAGAAAAGATATAGGTACGCCTCTCTCGAAGACGAGTTCATAGCCAAAACGGAAATGTCTGAACATGGACTTATCTGGACTGGAGCTATAAATTATGGCGGATACGGAATTATGTCAGGAAATCGTCAGAGGTGTACGGCTCATAGATATGCATGGGAGCGCGCTAACTACGAACTTCCTCCACGATCAGAAGCCATCTGGAGCGTGGACCATCTTCCTGAATGTCCAAAGAACTGCGTTGATGCTAGGCATCTAACCGCAATGACTCAATCGGATCATTGCAAGCTCGAATGGCAACGCGGGAAGATGAGATCTGGGCGCTGGCACGGTCGTCGTAACGGTGATTACTACCAGAATTAACGGAGGTGACCATGGCTTTCCCCGTCGACCTGACCACAGTCATCGTCACCGGAACCTGGCTCAACCTTGATGGCTCATTCGCATCCGGGACAGTCACCTTCCAAGGCCAGTACACCCTCTCGAATCTGACCGATGACACCTTCGTCATCATCGACAAGATCGAGGCGACACTCGACGCCTCCGGACACATCTCTGTCGTCCTACCGGTGGCGGACGATCCGCAATGGTTCCCGCAAGGCTGGACCTATGCGATCACTGAGCGCATCTCAGATCGGGTAGCGGATCGTAACTACAGCATCTTCCTGACCTCAGTGATGGCGCCCACCGTCGATCTGACAACGATCGCGCCTGTGCCGCCCTCCGGAACACCCACCATCTACATCCTCCAATCGGAGAAGGGTCAGCCGAATGGTGTTGCCGGCCTGGACGGGCACGGAGGGCTACGCCTAGCTGGACCACTCGCCGTAGCACCCGATAGCGCCACGCCTGGGGCAACGGTCACGCTTGATGCGAGTCTCGGAAACATCTTCCGCTGGATCGCGGGGCAGCCATTCACCCTCGCCGCACCTATCAATCCGATTGATGGGGAAACGATCCGTGCCGAGATTACGCAGGATGGTGTCGGCTCCCGGGTAATGACTTTAGCTACCGGCGCGGGGGCATTCATTGGTTCTGCCGATATCCCGCTAGCTTCCGTCATCCTTTCCACTGGGGCGAATCTGACGGACATTGTCGGCTTCCAATACACGCTTCCCAGTAACCGTTGGCGTGTGGTCGCCTTCCAGCGAGGATTCACGCTATGAAAGCGTATGATCCGCCTATGTCAGACATTGAAGCAGGAACCCCGATCGGCTGGCAGGTCATCGACCCTGATGGCAATATCGTCGCCTCCGGACCTATTACCGAATTGCAGGCTGTAGCCGACTATGGCCAGGAGCTATATCACGTAGAAGAGGAAGAGTCCGATGGCGGCAATTGACCAGACACTAGTTTCCGGTCTACTGAATGCGACCACTCCGACGGGTGCGGCCGGCATCCCCGGCACATACACCGGCCTCGGTGGAACGGCGATGAAGGTGCGACTCAATACCACGCTGAGTACACCGTCAGCGGCTGGCACCGAACTGACCGGTACCGGCTATACGGCGGGTGGCACTGCCGTCCCGGCCGCATCGACCGCATCGTCTGCCGGTAGCGCCGTGACGCTGCCTGCGACGTCAGCCCTGAACTGGGTCAATGGCTCCGGTGGCTCCTGGTCCATCGTCTCGATGGATCTCACGTCGAGTGCTGGCACGCGTGCCTGGTTCGGCCCATTCACAGGCCAGCCGGTTGTGGTGGCGAATGGCAACACTTTCCAGATCGCTGTAGCCGGCGTCTCCATCTCGCTCACCTGATCCTCTCTGCGCGCACGAGAGGGGTTAGGTCGTGGCGCTCGCTCGTACTAACCTGCTCGCGTCGCAGAGCACCCCGACTGGTGGCAACTTCGGTACGGGTAACTGGACGACGGCTGCCTTCACTCCCCCCGCATCCTGCCTCCTCGTCGTCTCCATCGGGGCTATGGAGAATAGTGGCTCGGCCGATGCGGTTGGCGCTGCTATCACGATCTCCGACAGTCAAGGATTGACCTGGACGACAGCGGTTACTGCATCAGCTAGCTTCGCCTTCTCCGATGGCATGCGGATCTTCTATGCTCAGGGCGCCGCCGCTTCTTCGATGACGGTTACGGCTGGCACTGGCGGTAAGACGATCGGTAGCTACTTCGTTCAGGTGGTTGCCTATACAGGATTCGATACGACAACACCCGTCAATGGAACAGCCACACTGATCCAGGGAAGCCTCAGTAATCACACGAATCCTTTTCCGGTAACGACTACTCTCTCGTCTGCACCCGTTACGGGTGATGAAGTATTCTCTGCCATCAATGTCAATAAGAGCATCACAGGAAGCATCGTCGCCGGTGCGACGTACACAATCCTTTCCGGGGCAGCCCTCGTCAATTCCAACTGGGGCCAGTCGAGTGCACAGACACGCACCAGTTCCACCAGTACAACCGCCGACTATTCGGATCTGCAAAATAGCGGCGCGGGCACCATCTTCGACTACGCAGGCGCCTTCGTCGTTGTCAAGGCAGCCTCCGGTGGATCTACCATCAATGGAACAGCGACGCTGACTGGTGCTGGTGCCCTCACGGCTACAGCCATCCAGACGATCCGTGCCACTGCATCCCTGGCTGGCGCGGGTGCCCTGGCTGCCAATGTCACGCAAGGTGCTACTGCGACTCCAGCGGGTGCCGGATCGCTCTCTGCAAAGGTGACCCAGGTCACACCAGCCTCCCTGGCTGGTGCTGGGGTCCTCAGTGCCACAGCTACACAGATCATCCGAGGCAGTGCAGCCCTAGCAGGCGTAGGTGCCTTGAATGCCACAGCCGTCCAGACGATCCAGGGCACCGCATCCCTCGTCGGTGCTGGCGCCCTCGCGGCGAAGGTGACCCAAGTTGCTGGTGTCATCCTGGCCGGGGCAGGATCTCTCAGCGCCAATGCTGGTGGGAACGTCAATGGAACGGCGAACCTCGTCGGTGCCGGTGTACTGAGTGCCACGGCTGTCCAGATCATCCAGGGGACAGCTTCACTTATCGGTGCCGGCGCTCTCTCGGCGAAGGTGACGCAGGCTGCTACAGCCAACCTGGCTGGCCTCGGTGTCATGACGACTGTCTCCGTCCAGGCCGCCACAGCGAACCTGGCTGGCGCTGGTGTCCTGAGTGCGAAGGTGACACAGGCTGCCACGGCCCTCCTGGTGGGCGCAGGTGTCCTCAATGCCAATTCGGGTGGACTGGCCAGTGGCACTGCGGTACTCGTCGGAGCGGGCGCGCTGACGGCTAATGCGAGCGTCATTGTCAATGGATCCGCCCCACTCGTAGGGGCTGGTGCCCTCACGGCGAAGGTGACTCAGGCCGTCAAGGCGAACCTTGTCGGAGCAGGCTTCCTAACTGCTACCCCGGCCGGGACAGGTACAGCTCGCAATGGCGATATGTTCTTGTTGCTGCCGTGACATGGTTTGATGTGCCCATGGGGAAACCGAAGCTGTTATGCACCGTGTGCGATAAGCCTCGTTGCGCTTGGGGGCTATGTCGATCTTGCTATCGGAAGGCGCGCAGGAGAGGGGAATTACTTCCGGTACGCAATGATCAATCTGCTTTTTGGAATAGAGTTGATAAATCAGGTGGTCCAGATTCATGCTGGCCAATGTCTGGAGCCCTGGACAGAGATGGGTATGCCAGCTTCGCTAACGTTAGAGCGCCTCGCTATGCATGGATTCTCGTATATGGCGAAGCGCCTAATGGATCCGTTCTTCATCTATGTGATAACCCTACTTGTGTAAACCCAGCTCATCTCCAAGATGGGACACAGATGGAAAATATCCATCAGATGATTGATCGAAATAGATCGCATCGAGGGTCAAAGCATTACGTAACGAAGCTATCCGAAGAGCAGGTCAGAGAAATCAGAATGTACATGTCAGACCCCTATATCGGCTTGGCCAAGGCTGTTGCTGATATGTATGGAGTCTCTAGAGACACTGTCTACTTCATAGCCACACGTAGGACGTGGGCATGGCTAGACTGATCGACAACGAAGGAAGGCGTGAGCGGAGATGAGCAGCACCTGTAGTTGGATTATTGATCCATCGTGCAATCAGGTCCTGTGGGATGCGACTGATCCAGCGATGCAGGCAAATGCTGCCGCCTTCGCTACCGATGTCCTGTGGGCTGCCACCGGACGCCAATATTCGGCATGCCCGATGACGGTTCGCCCATGCCTCAATGCTTTCGGTGAATGGGGCTGGTTCCGCTACTGGGAAGGTGGCGTCTTCGGAGTTGGTGGCGGCTGGATCCCTTTCATCTGGGATGGGCAGTGGTTCAATGGCTGCGGCTGCGGCAACTCGGGACCCTTCTGCTGCGAGCCACGTCGCCTCACGCAAGCTCTCCTCTTGGGTCCTGTCGCAGCAGTCACCAATGTGACTATCGGTGCCCTCGTTGTTCCGCCCGCCTCTTATCGCATTGATGATGCGCAGTGGCTGGTACGTACCGATGGTGGCCAGTGGCCAACCGAGCAGGACCTCAATGAGGATGCCGGCGCTGTCAATACGTGGAGTGTCAGCTACCTACGCGGAACAGATGTTCCGAAGCCTCTCCTCAATGCTGCCGGGACACTCGCGATCGAGTTCATCAAGGCCTGCACCGGTGGCGAATGCCGTCTCCCGAATCGGGTCACCAGCATCATTCGCACCGGGGTGCAGATGACCTTCGTTGATCCGACAACTCTTCTGGAGAAGGGATTCACCGGCCTGGAAGAGGTCGATCTACTTATCCGTAGCTACAATCCGACAGGCCTGGCGAAGAGGCTACGCCTATTCTCACCAGACGTTGAGAGAAATCGTATTACTACGTGGCAGGCGCCGTGACATCCCCAGACGGCGGACTGATCAAGGATGTGGCGAGTAAGCTTCTCGCCTGCCTAACGGTGCAAGCGTCTGCCCCGACAGCGAATCCTCCGAAGAATTTTGGATTCCTTCCGGGCAACGAAATCGTCGAAGACATGTCGGCCTACAACGATCTGTGCTGTGAAGGAACGGCCTTCGTCCAGCTCAACTCGGTCTATCCTTCGAGTAGCTTCCCGCAGCCCGATGATGGAACGATCAGCTGTGAACCGCTGGCCTGGGGAACGATTTGGACCTTGGGTGTCATGCGGTGCTCGCCTACGGGTTCGATTAACTTCACCCCCACCTTCGGTGAGTGGGATGTGGCCAACAATCAGCATCTGATCGATGATGCTTCGCTACGTGCCGCCATCTTGAAGTACAAGGAGATCTACGCGACCGGAGCTAACGATGCCGGTGTACTGATTGGGCAGACGAATGCCCTCGGTCCGCAGGGTGGATGTTTGCTCCGTACGATCACCGCGACAATTCAGGTGTTTGGCTGCGGAGTCTGGGAGGATATGCCATGAAGGTTCAGGTGCGTTTCGCGGTCGGTAATCTGCCTGCCCACGAGATCCTCGACTACGATCCGGAGAAGGACACCTATCTGGCTTCCCTCATCCAGGCCGGTTATGTTGTCGAGATCCCAGGGGCGGAGGAGGAAGTCCTCCCGCCGGAGCTTGTCGTAGCAAATGAGAAGCGAACGAAGGTGAAGTAATGGGAGGTGACTGATGGCTAAGGTCCACATCGATCCGATCGCGGTTAGACGTGAAGGCAATCGTGTGACGACGCCACTCGTCAAAGCGATGATCAAGGATACGGTGGCTCTTTCGAAGCGCTGGCCCCGTGCCGGCAATCCGGCCTGGACGGATAGCTACGGGACTTTGAATCGACACACGACGGGGCAGACGTATACCTCCCCGAGTCCGCATGGCTACATCCGTAACGACCTCGACTATGCGATGGCTGTCCATGAGGGCACCGCACCTCGCCTCATCTTCGCCAATACGCCCGCCGGGATGACCTTCTGGTGGAAGCGTAAGCAGCGCTGGGGTGTGAAGTTCCGCGTCGTTAAACACCCCCGCACCAAGGGGAGCTATTTTCTTACACGCCCTGCCGCTATTGTTGCGAAGAGATACAACTTCAAGATCTCGACTCGCATCATTCCGTAGGGGGAGAAGAATGACGGAAGCCCAGGACGCCTTCGCATACTGCACGATCACGGATCGCGAGATCGCCCTCTCGGAGCCAACCGATGGCCAGTTCCTACAGATCGCGCGTGCGTCTTCCGCTATTGAGCGTGCCGGTGGTGCCGGTCCTGGTGCTATCACGGCGATGGCGCGTGCCGGCGATGTCCTCCTGGCCTTGATCGCATCATCCGAGGATCGCTACTGGGTTGATGAGGGTCTCACCAATGGAACAGTCGGCTTGAAGGACCTCATTGATCCGATCATGGAGGCGATCCGAACCTCGGGTGAAGAGGTCGCACCGCGCAATGGTCCGGTGAAGCGCACCCGGGCGGCGTCACGTGGTAGCCGTTGATCCGCTAGCGTCACTGCGGATCGCCCCCTGTGTCACCACTATCGCCGGTCACGACTTCGTCATCGAGGGCCACTGTGCCGCCGACTGGATCACAATGATTCTCGGTGGGACTCTGCATCAGGTCATCCCTGGCTGGTTCCAGGCCGAAGACGATGAACTGATCTTGACGAATATGATCCTCGACGGCGATGTCACGAATGAGGAACTCAACACCATCACGCTTGAGGTGATGGGTATCGCAGCCGGACGTGCCGCCTGGTGGGCTATCAACCTGATCGGAATGGTGGCATCCGACAATTCTGTCTGGGCAACCATCAATGGCAGACTCCTCCTCGGTGGTGTCAGAGCTGATGAGGTGTCTCTCGCGGCCTGGATAGATGCATGCTATTCGTGCATCGTGGACTCCATTGATGATAAGGATCAAAGGTTCCAATTCGATTCCCAGGTTGAAACTCCGCCACCCGATATGGCTATCGATGAAGAAGAGGAAGGCGCTGCCTTCATGGCCTTGATGGGGTCAGGTTTCCCTGGCGAGGAATAGCATGTAGACCTATGCCCCTAAGCTGATCACTTCCCTCTACGATAGGCGCATGGGTGAAATCGGCAGGGTCTCCATCGGGGTGGATGGCGATACCACCGGCCTGGAAGGTGATATCAAGCGCGGAACCCTTATCGCTGCTGAGCGTGCCGAAGGTTCACCCGAATTCGACCATGCCGCTAAGTCTCTCGGTGAAGGTTTCGGCGGCAAGGCCGGCAGTAGCGCCATGGATAAGTTCGGCAACGAAATCATCAAGGATGCGAATGGTCGCTGGCGTGAGAAGCTGACCGGTAAGTTCGCTGATCTTGGCGATGAGATGGGTACGAAGCTCGGAAACAGTATCGGTGACTCGAATGAGAAGACGATATCCAAGCGCGTATCCAACCTCGGTAAGGTGATCCTCCCGAATTGGCTACGTACGATCGGTTTCTGGGTTGCCGCCCTCGCACCTGCCGCCCTGCAACTGGCTGCCGTCATCCTCCCTGCCGTCGGAATCGTTGCCGCCATCATCCCGGCCGCCCTGGGTGCCACTGCCGCCATTGGTGTCCTACGTGCCTCTGTAGCGGGTGTCGGTGGTGCGATCAAGGCCATCGGTGGGCCTACAGCTGCCTACAATGCCGCCCTGGCGAAGCTGGCACCGGCTGCCCGCTCCTTCGTGCAGGAGGTCGCTAAGGCAAAGCCGGCTCTGCATGATCTTCAGCAGGGTCTGCAAAATGCCTTCTTCGGTCAGCTGACGGGCGTTGTCACGAATCTCGCGAATGTCCTCCTACCGAAGATCCATAACAGTCTCATCAGTATCGCGACCGACATCGGAAGCTTCGGTGCGAATCTCGGGAAGACACTCTCCAGTAGTGCCAATGCGACGAAGCTTTCGAGCATCTTCGAAGAATTCGGTAGCGCTATCTTCAAGGCCGGGAAGGCGATCGGGCCACTCGTCGATGGCCTCCTGACGATCGGTCATGATGCGGCTCCGATGCTCGGGAGGGCCGCTGACGCCTTCGGTCGCTTCGCAGGCTGGTTCGATAGGGTGATCACCTCAGCCTCGAATTCGGGGAAGCTGACGACCTTCTTCAATACGGCCGTGACGGCACTCGACACGATCGGGACCCTCGGGAAGGACGCCTATCGCGTTGTAGCCGATCTTCTTGGAGCCGCTGCTAAGGCTGGTGGTGGCGGGGCTGTCGTTGGTGTCTTCAATACGATCGCTGACGTCTTCGACCGTCTCAATAAGGATGGCGCCCTCGTCGCCGTCTTCAAGATCATTAACCAGGCTTTTTCTGTCCTGGGGCAGGTCATCGGACCGCTCATCGAACCACTATCGAAGCTTGTCCTGGCCCTCGGGAAGGACCTCAGCGACGACCTGACAAGGCTCACCCCTGGACTGGTAAACCTCGTCAATAACGGCCTCGTCCCCCTCCTGGGTGCCGCCCTGGCCGTACTACCGGCCCTGATGCCGATCGTCACCGTCATGGTTGAACTGGTCAATGCCCTGGCGAGTAACTCGGCCCTCGTCATCACCGTCCTGAGCGCTTTGACCGCCTGGTTCATCTTCGTCAAGGCGCAGCAGCTGGCTGCCGCGATAGCCGAGATTGTTGTCCAGTTCACTTCCTGGATTGCGGCAGCCATCGGGCTGGATGTAGCACTCGACGCTAACCCGATCGGTGCTGTCGTCCTGGCGATCGAAGCACTGATCGTCACCGTCGCCGCCATCATCTACCTCTTCAACAAGTTCGATATCTGGTCCAAGATCTGGGATGCCCTGAAGACGACAGGTGAGGCGATCGGGCACTTCTTCGAAGGCATCGGATCGGCTGTCGCGGACTTCTTCACCGTCACCCTCCCAGGCTATTGGGATAGCTTCGTCAACTTCCTCGAAGGCATCCCGGGATTCCTCGTCGACTTCTTTATCGGGATGGCGAAGGACACCCTGGAAGGAATCGGTATCGCCATCGGGCTTGCTCTGGCCGCCATCATCGAAGGCCCGAAGCTAGCATTCAAGGCCCTACAGCTCTGGTTCCGACTTTTCATCGCCTTCTGGACACAACTCGTCCCGGCCGTCATCAATGCTGTCATTGACTTCGGTCCGAAGCTGATCGCGATCTTTGTACGCGCGGCCGGGACGGTACTGCGCAATGTGCGGAGCTGGGGCAAGGATCTGATGAAGGCGTGGCTTGCCCCGATCACCTACGCCATCGATCACTGGAATAGCTGGATGTCTTTCCTGCGCAGTGTCCCAGGCAAGATCATTGGTCTGGTTCCGAAGATGCTCGGCGCCGGACTCGCCCTGATCAAGGGATTCTTCAAGGGCCTCGGTGGCGCCGGGGCTTCAGTTGGTGACTTGGCGAGTCACATCGTCAGCTCAATCAAGGGTGCCCTCAATGGCGCCATCAACCAGATCAATAAGGGGATCAATAAGGTCGGTGGGATCATCCACATCAACCTCCCCAATATCCCCACCTTCGCCTCAGGCGGCATCGTTAGTGGGCCGACACTGCTGATCGCTGGCGAGCGTAATCCTGAGGTCATTCTGCCGACCGATAACCCACGACGCGCGGCACAACTACTACGTCAGTCCGGCCTGGAGCAGAGCCTCGGTATGGGTGCACCGAATGTCAACGTTGTTGTCAAGATCGGGGAGCGTGAGTTGACAGACATCGTCTCCACCGAGGTGAGTGCCGCGAACGAAGAGACGGCGATGGCGCTATCGCACGGGACGCGTGGCTGACATGACTATCATGGTCCTCGCGCAGCCGATCCAGGCGAATGTGCTGATCCAGATCTACTGGGCTCCACCGGCCACACATGCCCGGGTGCAGCGTGTCGAAGCGGACGGCACAACGGCAACAGTGCGACCCAATACCAGTACCGATGCCACCGGCGAATACATGCTTCTGTCCGGTGGCGCGGCACTCCTGTATGACACCGAGGCACCTTTCGATGTCCCCATCTTCTACATCACCGATGATGGCGCGGGAGGTCTCGATACTTCCGATGTGATTGTCCTACCGTCGTCGCAGCATCTCTTCCTACGTGACCCGGTCAATCCTGCCTACAACATCCGCATCGGTCTCACCCCGCCCCCTTCCTGGCCGGAATGCGTCCCCGGTGACGGGATCTTCTACATCCCGCCAGGTGACACGAATCGTGGCGTGCAGTCAACGAACTGGTCGGTGAATAACCGTTCCACCCCGATCTCTTTGACGCAGGTGCGTGCAGCGCCGGCATCGAGTTTGAATCTGGTTCTGCGTACGTGGGCTGACCGTGACGTCTTGGATGCCCTGATGGCTGCCGGGAATGCGCTACTTCTGGATACGCCGGCCAAGTACGGGATTTCGCGCCGATACATCGCTGTCGGGGATACCGTCAATAGCATCCTGTCGCGTGATACGACACGTCAGTGGACTGTTTCGACACTCCCCTATCAGACGGTGTCACGCCCCGGTGGCCTCTCCTACGGGACTCTCGGAACACGCTGGGTCGACATCTGCAACGTCTACTCCACCTTCGGCGCAGCCACGGCAGCCGGCTTGACCTATCGCCGTGTCCTCCTCGGACAGGCATCCACCTTGGCGCCCCCTGCTGCCCTGCGCACGTGGGGTCAGGTCAATACCGACTTCGCCAACTGGGGTCTGGTCAATAGCCACTTCCCCGACTGGGGTCATGTCTTGAGTGGTCCCTGATGCTCCCTGGTGGCCTTGATCCTCTTTACCGCCAGATCCTGGCAGGACCGCATCGTCTCGTTACACGTGTCGAGGTTTGGAATCCTCTCCTGAATGAGAGGATCGACCCTTTCGGCGATGATGGTGTCCCCTATGGCCAGGGAAGTATCTCAGCGACTCTGACGTCACGTGTGGCGCGAGTCTGCTCGCTGAGCCTGGATCGGTCCCTCTTCCCGGCCGACCCGAGTGGCCTGATGGCACCCTTCGGCAACTATCTCAAGATCTACTCGGGCGTGGAGGGTTGGGGCGGTCCCGACTACATGTGGCTCGTCTTCGTTGGACGCATCAATGACATCACCATGTCGGATCCGGGAACGGTCTCCCTGACCGGTATCGATCGTGCCGGTGATGTGCAGGACGCCTACTTCGGTCACCCATTCCAGTCGGCTACCGGAACCCTCGTCGGTCAACAGTTCCGGACCCTCGTCACAGGCGCCCTACCTGATGCAACCTTCGGAAGCTTCGACGACAATGCCTTCATTCCGACACCTAACCTCATTTGGGAAAATGACCGGGCATCAGCCTGTGACTCTCTCGCGCAGACCGGAAACATGTTCTGGTATCCCCTCGCCAATGGCGACTTCGTTCTACGTCAGGTGGCCTGGACAGTGGCACAGGTGCCTCTTCTGACTTTGACTGACGGGGATGGCGGAACCCTCCTCAATTGGTCTGTCGGATACAGCCGAACCGATGTCGCTAACTCCATCATTGTCGCGGGTGAGTTGGCTGATGGTTCTTCACCTGTCTACGGTTTCGCATCAGATCTGGATCCGGCATCCCCGACCTACATCAATGGCAAATATGGGGTGAAGACCCAATTCGTCTCCGTCCAGGGTGTCAGTACAGCAGGTCAGGCAACTTCTCTTGCCAATACCTATCTGAAGCAGTCGAAGGCTCTGACCGATACGTGGACTGCACAGATCCCGTCGGATCCGGCGATGGAGCTGGGTGACGCGATTCTGCTTCAGGGGTCGATCGGTAATGGCCAGTTCCGTACCTCCTCTATCCAGACCGTTACCGGTTTCACTTTGAGTCTCGATTCACGTGACACCATGAATGTGAGTTTGCGCGCGCAAGTACCTACCGAAAATCCGCTTCCTGATTAGGATGATCCCGTGGCTAGTACCCCGCTTTACAATCTCCCCTACTACGCTGCTGGCGATCCGGCGAACTTCCCTGTCGATTCTCCGGCGATGATGAATGCGACCGAGTCCGCTATCAAGGGCTTGACCATCATCAAGCCATCCGATCAGACGCTTGCGACGACAACGTTGACGGATGACACGGCTCTCATTTCGGCCGTCCAGTCGACTGCTGTCTACGAGGTCGAGTTGAAACTCCTCTACGGCGCCCTGACCGGTATCGGGATCAAGATCGGCTGGACCTTCCCGGTTGGAGCCACAATGAACTGGTGTGCTGATGGTCTCGCATCGGCTGTTGTCGTCACTTCCGGAATCATCCTGCGCGCCGGGCAGATCATCACCGATGCTGTCACGCTTGGTTCGGCGGCAGCCGTAGCAACCAATGTTTGGGCCTATCCGAAGGGGATCCTCACCATCGGTGGTACAGCCGGGAACCTGCGCCTGCAATGGGCTCAAGGTGCAGCTAGCGGTACCGGCACTGTCGTCCGGGCCGGTTCGCAGTTGAAGCTGAAGCGTATCGGATGAGTAGAGCCTCAGGTCTGCGTGCCGCATCATCGAAGGCGGTCGCCGCTTCGGTTCAGAAGTCGCAGCCGCCCAACTTCGCGATGCGTACCGGGATCGTCATCTCCATCGAGAGTCCTTCGACTTTGACTGTCGACATCTCGGGCTCGACGATACCCAATATGCCGTACCTGAGTAGCTATTCGCCCCTACCGGGCGACAATGTGCAGATCTTGAAGATGGATAACACCTGGATCGTCATCGGATCAGTCGGGATGGCAACCCATCACGCCATGTTCGGTGAAGCTGGCGAGGTCAATATCGCCGCCTTCGGTGCGACGACAGTCTTCACACAGACGGTGCCTTTTGCTTTCCCTTTCTCGATCCGTCCCGTCGTCATGGTCAATATTGATTCGGCTGCTACGGAGACGAACCTTTTCTGGGCTAAGGCTGCGACGATCACTACGATAGATTTCTCGCTGAGACTCACATGTGCGACAGCAACAGCCTTCACAGCGACTCGCACGATTCAGTGGCTCGCGATCGAGCAGGGGTGATCTGATATGACGAGTGTGACGGGGACATGGCAGATCCCTTACCCGGATTCAACTGATCGTCTATGTGACGGCTACACCATCATCGATTCGATGGCGGATCGTCTGGATCTTCTCCTGGGCCAGTTCACTGATGACCTGGCGCGTGTCGAGGTCATTCCTTACGCCTCGATCCATACAGATGTCGACCAGTCTTTCTCGACGAATCTGCCGGGCTTCGGATCACCTCAGTTGATCATCTCCTACGATACGGTCTTCGCCGATACGGTGAGCTGGACAAATCTCGCCATCCTCCCGGCCATGATTACGGTACGTCCGGCCGGAACTGCCTCCGGTGGCTACTTCGCTGTCGTCCTCAACATCCGTGGCTTCACCAATAATGCGGCCGGCACGAGCTACTTCCAGAGCTATATGGCGGTCAATTCAACGGCAACAGATCCTGGCGCGACAGTCTATGGCGAGGATGGGAGTGTCAATATGGGTGGTACCGCCGTGAAGATGTTCCCGACGAATGTTCCGGCGCAACTCTTCTCCGAAATGCGCGCCAATAACTTGGGGCAGCCGACTGCGACATTGACTTCAGCGAGCTTTATCGCATTCTGGGTGGCGGACCAATGAAAGAGACGGAACGCTTCTCTCTTCCGAAGCCTGAAGGTCAGGACTTCGCCGATGGCGCATTGCAATTGCAGGCATTGGCCGAAGCCGTCGATATCGACCTATCCAATTTGCAGCAGTCGTTAACGAATAGTCTACGAACGCCTGCCTATATCGGGGTCTCTACAGCAACGGTAACTATCGCCTCGACAGAGGTTCTTCAGCTATTCGATGATGCGACAAACATCTTCAACCTAACTGGCTTCACCACTGTTTACAATAATGGTTTCGCTAATCCATTCACCATTCCGGAGCAGGGTTCCTACCTATTCGGATGCTACGGAGTTGTCACTTGTGATGGCGCCGTCAATGCGAATACATTGCGACGATTCATCATTGCCGCATCGGTTCCGAATGGACCCCAGTTCACTTCGCAGAAGTCGTATTCCTATTGGGAGCAGACTCTGCAAGCTCCGGCTGCTTCTTCATATCTGTGCGCGGCTGGCACATTCGACTATCAAGTGATCGGTGATGCCCGTCCGAAGATTCTCTGGTGGGGTTTCGAGCACGACAATACGAGTTCCACCGTCACCATGGCCACCGGCGCACTTTGGTGGGTCATCAAAATCTCTGACCTTGCGAGCTGACGATGCCTGGATTCACACCGAACCTGAGCCTTACGTATCCGACGATCGATGACGTCATCGATGCGGCAGCTTGGCAGACCCTTTCGAATCAAATCGATGCCCAGCTTTCAGTGACGGATCTGCTACGTCAGCAGACGTTGCACCGGCCGACGGTTAACTGCACCGGATTCACGGCCGGCGTGGCACCCGCCACCACGACGAATATCAACTTCAATACGTCGATCTGGACGATCCCTTCCACCTTCCACAGCACATCCGTTAACAATGATCAGTTCCTTGTCCCCAGCTCCGGCCTCTACTTCGTCACCGGTGACGTCAGTGCCAATAGCGGCACGACTGAGACGCGCCTCGTCGGAGGCGTATCGCTGAATGGAACCGTCTACTTCCAGGCCTCTAACGCAGGCAATACTCTTGTCGTATCCATCTCCTGCAATCCGAAGGGCCTGATCGCATGCAATGCCGGAGACATCATCCGTGTCTTCGGTAACTGGGCCGGGACGGGTACAGCAACCCTTGGTGCGGATGTCCAGATCTTCAAATTGGCTAACCTGTGATTGTTTGCTTTATCAATTAAAGCTAGGATGCGATCATGACAGCCGGATGGGTTCCGATATTCGACGACTCATTCCAGCGTGTCCCCGTAAACAATTACGACGCTGTATATGCCGATGGCTTCCGCGTCATGGCTGGCTACGTAGCCGGTGGCTCATCCGATAAGTGGGTCACCGCAGGCGAAATCAGAATGTGGCTAGCCACAGGTAGCGACACTGGCTTCCTACCCCTCTTCGAGGCCAAAGGTGATGAGCCTGTCACCTCCCCCAATTCCGGCGGAGTCCACGCCAGGGCGGCACGTGCGGGATGCCGAGTACGCAGTGTCCCCGATACCTGTGTCATCAGTCCTGCCATGGATCGTAATATCACTATGGCGCAAGCTCAAGGACCTGTCGCCCAATACATGTCGGCCTGGAAGAGGGCCGATACGAAGCCTCCGCTTCCCTATGTCGAACTGGACGCTGGCGCTTATCTCTTCCGGGCCGGCGATACGGTGGGAACGGGTACTCCGGCTGCCTATTCCTGGGATCCGGGTGGCAATCTGATCACACCCGATAACGCTCCGAGTCATGTCCTTTGGACGCAGGAACATAATGGCAAGGCACTGCATGGTGGCGTTGTCGATATCGGGCACGTCAGACTCACCGCACCTATCTATTGGAGTAGGTCAATGACTACAGCACCTTTGGATGCGGCCGACGTCGCCACCATTCTGCATACCGACGGCATCATCCCCAATATCGACCTTCTCGCCTATCGCCCTGATTCTCCAGCGCACTCACCGGCCGGGACGAATAAGTTCGTCGCCTGGCAGACCCTCGTCATTGAGACGGCAGCCGATGCCCACTTCGCGCGCGTAGCGGCTGAGGCGGCTCTGGCGCAAAGTAAGGCCAATGCTGTCGCTATCGCCAAGATCCCGACGACGTCTCTTCCGCCTGGCCCGATGCTTCAGTCGGATGTGGATCGGATCGCCGCTGCCGTCCTGGCCGGTATAACGCTGGTACAGAAGACTCCATGAATCTGGTGAGCCTCGGAGCTGACGTCACAGCCGTCGTCGCCGTCCTGGGGCTCGGTGTCTTGGTGCGTAAAAGCTTCCGGAAGGTCAATAACTTCGTCGATGATCTGACAGGTGAACCTGCCCGCCCTGGCGTTCCGGCGCGCCCCGGCGTGATGGAGAGGTTGCAGCAGCAGGAGTTACGATCCGACGATTTTGATCGTGGTCAGCTGCACATCATTCGTCAGGTGTCCGGCCTGGACACAAGGATCATGTCGGTGGAGGCGCAGCTCAGCCCAAATCACGGCACTTCTATGCATGACCGCCTGATACGTATTGAGCAGAAGATGAATGAGGGTGTGCTATGAGTGCCACGGATACCGTCATTGTCATCACGGCCATCGGTGGCCTCGTCGTCACTGTCGGTGGGCAGTCTCTGATCCTTCTGAAGCAGTGGCAGCAGGGTAAGGCGATCAAGACGACGCAGGACGATGTCAGCACGGTTAAGAATCTGACGAATGGGAATCATCAGGTTCTGCTGGCACGTGTCGATCAGCTTCAGAACACGATCAGTGATGCCGGCGGTACGATCCCAGCATCACCTAAGGAGTGATCGATGAGAACTCTCCAAGCAATCCTCTACCTGGTCGGGGTGGCTCTTCTCGTCCTGGCCGCAATCGGGGTACGCGCCACCGTCTCCCTCGCCCTCCTCGGGGCCGCGTGCCTAGCTCTGGCCTTCGCCGTCCCGACAATCCACGCCGGCTTCTGACGTCATGCCTCTGCGGCGAACCGCGTACGTCTGGACCGTGCACTATGACGATCCTCTGATGGCGCACGCGGTCGCTGAGCGGGTTTCTGAAGGTATCCAGATCTGGCTCGCGATGTATCCGAAGACCTTCTCAGATGGCTGGATGGCTGGAACCCAGTTCGGTCTCCTACAGGTCGGGATGACGGTCACGCGACGCGACCGCTGGGAATGCCAACGTCAGGCACGCAAATTCGCACACGCTCTCGCAGTCAAAGCAAAAGTCCGGATGGCTGAAGTAGCCGATCCGGACCCTGCTAACCTGCCGTCACACGATCACCGGGGACGTAGACGCTTCCTGGCACCCAAGTATCTGGAGACCTCCGGTGGCTAGACTTCAAATCCCTGTCAATGGGATCACGCACTACGCGACGACTCTGAGTGTGACACCTGTCTTCAATACCCTCGGCCTCTACATGGTCAATAATGGTGTCACGTTTCTGGAGATCACCACGATCTCATCCTTCTCCGAGACTGTCACAATCCAGGTCCCTGCCGGAGCGGACACCAATCTCACCGTCGGGCCGCGCACCTTCAGCATCCCCACCGGTGCTACCGCCGTCTACAAGACGGGCTTCTTCCCCGTCAAGACCTACGGTTCGCAGCTCATCATCGACGTCTCCAGTAGTGATCTGCGCTTCGCCGCCTACACCTTCAGCGCCTAGTCCCCGAGGACGCTGCGGTACCAGCCTTCGCAGCACATCCCGCTACAGCATCCGTGGATCGCCTGCCAGGTCTGATCAACCAGTTCCCAATACTGGAACTGGGATGGATCGGGATGGCCCACCCCGTGTGGACAGATACGTTCGAAGATGCCCCGATCGCTGCGCCAGATGGGTGTCATGTCACGCCAAGGACCCTCGGCCGGATTATGCATGACGCAAATCCAGGTCCGGCACTGGTCGTTCGGGTGAACATGGATGAGTCTCGCGAAAAGGAGTGCCTCTTCCAGGGTGAAAATCTTCATCGGGTGAACCAGATGATCATCGTGGCGGCGAAGGCGAAGAAAACGATGGTCACCACCGCATTCTGGAAAGCCTGCGGCCAGGAAAGGGACGGCTTCGCCGGCTCCTTAGCAGGCCTCGGCGTGGGACCAAGCAAGTTCATCACCCCCCAATCAATCCTGTCGTTCATATGCTTCCTTCACGTGCGTCTCGGCAATCGCGATGGTGACACCATCGGCCACACTCCCCGCCATCTTCTCTAGCGAGACAGCGACAGCTTCCTTGATCTCTTCGGGCCAGTCGCAGAGGCGGAAGGCTGCGGCAGCCCCCGTGAGGGCACCCCTACCGCCATCGATGTAGCCATTGGCGTACGTCTGCTCTGCGGCAGCCCCTATCTGCTCTTGCACTTCAGCGATTAGGCCCATTATGGCGTCCTCTTCCATGACCCGTTCTCCCTTCAGCTAAGTAATCCGTACCGCCCACAAGGTTAAGTCCCCACTGCCCCTCGTGGACGATACCGACGACTCAGTTGCCTTCGTCGAAGTTTGCTACGCCGGATTCATCGTTCTCCCGAGCTTCGAGCTTGACGCGCTCCGTCTTCCCCGTGACCGGGTTGCGCCGGAAGCCTGCCCTACTCTTCTCGACGTAGCCCCGGACAATACGGTCAATCGTGCCCGGATGGCGTCCCGTCGCCTCGGCTAGCTGCCGGTAGACGATCTGCCTCGTCTTCACCTTCCTGGAGCGCTTAGTGAACTCTTCCCGAATCCAGGTGCGCTCCTCCGGCGTGATGCGCTTACCCGACATGCCTACTCCCCGGCAGCTTCCGGCTCATAGCCCTTGGTGGGGCGTGGCTCCACGAGTTTGCTGACCTCGTGGCAGATCTCGGCAGCGCCGACCTTCACGGCACGCGGAAGCTGGACACGTGTGGCCTGAATGCCACGGCGAGCATTATTCATCGCCCGCAGGACAACCCACTGCTGCTGGTTCTGGGTCAGCTGACGCCCGTCGATATTGAGGCGCTGGAGGAGGCTCAGGGCCGGGTCGCCCTGGTCCATGCGGGCACCGGTGCGCAGCTTCGTGAAGAACTCCTGCGTCAGCTGGCGCTCTTCCTTCAGGCCGTAGTAGTAGCAGGTTGCCGCATTGACGGGGCGCATCCGGACCTTGAGCCAGATCTTGTTGACGGCCTCAACCGACTCGGCGATGCTGGGATCGCTATCGATCATGGCGAGGACCTCGGCATTGGTCGGCTTGACACTCCAGTTATTGATGCCGCCATCGATCCGGAAGATCGATCGTGCCGCTGCCGCGAGCTGGTTACCGAAGGACCAGCCCTCCATCGTGAGGGTGTCGGCGACGGTGCGCGGGGAACCCGAGTCGATGACGGTCTGCGCCTCCTTGTCCAGGCCACGCATCACCCAGAAGGTCTGGGTGGTACCGGATTGGACAATAGCGTGGAGGCGATTCTGGCCATCGAGGAGGAATTCGTCTCCGACGGCATCGGGTGTCTCGAAGCGGATCGGGTCACCGACCTGGTGCCAGTTCCCGGCCGTCATGTCGCGTGCGTACTTGTCGACGGAGGCTTCTTTGACCTTGCGATTGTCCCGATTGTATTCAAGCCACTCGGTGGCCAGCTCGGGTGTGACCTGGACGAGTTCCATAGTCTGACCTTTACTTCCCTTGTTTGCCATGATCCTTTTCTCCCTTACTTCTTGAATATTCTGCGTGCCGGTGGATCGATCAGATACTCCGCCAGGCGCAAAAATGTGTCTGGGTTATCTCGGTAATATCCGACCAATTGGTTACAAATTCCACATAGGAGCCCACGTACCTCACCTGTCTCGTGACTATGATCAACCGCGAGACGCTTAACGACCCCTTTCGCTCTGCGACATCCTGCACACAGGCCCCCCTGAGCTTCGTAGAGAAGCTCATACTCTCCGGGGCCTAGCCCGTAAACCTTCTGCACCTTCAGCTCGTGTGCAGCAGCGCTACGGACCTTCTTTACTGCCCGGTGATGGGTGACGCAGCGTGGCCCCGGGTGTGGAGCCGGACGCTGCGTTTTCACACCTTCGGATACGCAGTCTTTGCAAGGCTTCGACATTCACTAAGGATATTGCTGCCCCACCTGGTAGGAGGAGTAATCCTGTGGTGGAACGTCGGTCCAGCCCTCATGCTGACTCGTCTTCAGCTTGAACTGGTACTCGGCCGGATAGTAGATCGTCTGCCACATGTGGAAAGTGCAGATGCCCTTACTGTTGTAGCCCATGCACTGGTAGACGAGTTGACTCCAGGGCGCGTCGTACTCCTTCTTCTCGATCGTGCCGTGGCTAGGTCCACCACAGCCGGCCAGGAAAGGCAGGGCGAGGATGGCAGCGAAGGCAAGTTTGATCTTCATCAGCTGGCCCTGCGCAGAGTGCGAGTCTGGTACTCCGCGTAGAGGTCGGGACGCTGGCGCTTCAACTTCGCCGCATTGAAGACCTGCTCCTCCTGTAGTTCGAGGAAGGCTTCCACAAGTTCCTCCGGCTGCTCCTTCTTGAAGCGTGCCAGTTGAAGTGTCGCCGTTCGGGCGAAGGTCCAGACGACCTTCCCATCGATGACGAGTTCGTCTTCGTCACCGGCTGCTTCTTTGAGCTGGGTCGCGAACTTGTCTTCCTGCGCAGCCCACCAGGCTTTCTGTTCCTTGGCGTATTCCAGGGACGCGCTCACAGCGGGGTCGATCTCGACTGCCATGATGGCTCCTTCCGTCGGGGACAATTCAGCTCACTCGTGAATCTACTCCCCCCTCCCGGGGGATGTCAAGGATTGACCGTAGACAGATCCGACATAACATTGCCGGCTTCGGCTGATAACGCAAAGCCTTCGGATGCATCCCCACACCGTAGGCGACCCCGGCAACGACAGTCCCGTTTCCGGGTGCCATCTTCATCCCGCACTCGGCCAGAACGGGGCAGTGCTCCAGGCAGATATGGATCGCGATCCCCTTGATCGCCACATCATCGATGCACCACATGTCAGGGTTGAATCCGTGCAAAGGATTGCAGAGCGCCTTATCCATCCACTCGTGGGACATGATGCCCCTCTCATCCCAGCAGGGACGTCTTCAGACTTGCGATGTAGGCCTCGGCCTGACTGCGAAATGTCTCATCGGCCAGGAGCGAATCAAAGTGGGCACTCATCGCGTCACGGATCACCGCCGAAACGGTAGTCCCCTGCACATTGGCGACAAGTGTCAAAAGCTCATGCAGCTTAGGGTCGGGACGAAACGATATGATCTCAGGCGCGCTTCTCATCTGATGTCTCCTCTGCTATGTCGAATGTCAGTTGGCCCTCAAGGTTGGGGGGCGGCTTAGGTGCACGTGGACGATCCTTATCGACGCAGCTGGGACACCAGCATGCTTTCAGAGGTGTCCCAGCTGCACTTTCACCATCGAAGATGCGCCAGCCGAGGAAGCGTCCACGTGCCACCGTCAGCTCCACAGAACCGATATCCATCAGCTCCGCAGCACATCCCTGGCAGCGGATCATCCCTGGTTCGCGAATCGATGCCACTTGGCATGCCCATACGCGTAGCGGAGAGCCTCGTCCCAGTCCTGCGCGTAGAAGGATCCGAGATGCTTCTCGCAACGCACCGTCCAGACCTTGATCTCGCTACTGAGATATGGAAGCTTCTTGATACTGATACGTGCCATCACTTCAGCCAGCTATCGGGTACCTTATCCGGGATTTGGCGGGCAATGAACTGGGCACGCTCGGTGGCGTGCTTGCAGACGGCGATGAGTACCATCTGCTCCAGGTCAGCTCGGTTGATCCCATTCAGGTAAAGCCACAATTCTTCTGTGGCTTTAGCGAATTCTTCCTGGCTACCCATATTTTCGGCGACGAAGACGGTGGCCATCTTTTCGCACAGCTGGTCCAGGATGGTGGTAGTCTCCGTATCCTTGGCAGCCTGAGGACTGGATGGTCCCCTGTCGGGCAGAGCAGAATCGTGGATCTTCCCATGCCACGGTGCTTCGAGAAGCTCATATCCGTCAGGCATCACTCACCTCACTTTTCAGGATGTTTTCGGTGCAGTCCGATAGCCATGCCATGACGGCGTAGAACATCTCGGCAGCCGAAACCGGTCTGGTTTCGTTGAAGAACCAGCGCACCACACGCTCCGGTGTCTCAGCTGCGAGCATGACGGCGAGCTGCCCGAGAGGCTCGGCACGGATACTTTTACGCTTCGCCTCCGTCATGAGTAGACCCATCTGGTCGAGGGCTTCGGCGTAGGTGATCGCCTGAGCACGCGACAGGAGGAGGGCATGCTCGCAAAGGTTCTGCGTCTTCTCGTCCAGCATCACAGTTCGATCCCGGTGACCTCGGCGATGCGCTCCTTGAGGAACTTGAGGTTCTCCGGGGTGGTGGCCAAGCGGACATCTTCGTCACGATGTGTGAAGAGGAAGATCTCACGGCGGAATATGCTGGCTTCGGTGACCTCGTCGTAAAGATCGCCCGTCAGCCCGAGTAGTTCCACTGCCTTCTCGGGGATTGAGTTATAATGCTGCCAGGAGTTCAAATGCTTGAGTGTCATCTGCTTCTCGTTGGCGACGATCTGGCCAGCGAGGCAGGCTGTGGTTCCGCAAGAACGGGTCGTCTCCGGGTCGTCATTGACGTAGTACTCCTGATCCCAGTGCTCCAGATCCATCTCGATCGCTGCGACGGCGTCACGTAGGACACGTTCGCCTTCGAGTGAAAGCTTAATCATGATCCATTACTCCTAAAGTTCGATCCCGGTGACCTCGGCGATGCGCTCCTTGAGGAACTTGAGGTTCTCCGGGGTGCTTCGCAGAGCGAAGGGGCCGACGTGCGTGTAGTTGAAGATCAGCTCCCGGAAGGAGCCGGCCACACCGGAGTACTCATCGTCAAAGTAGAGCTGGAGGAGGGTCATTGCCTTCGCTGCGATAGAGACGCCAGAGGTGTTGGTCCACTCTCGCAGCTTCCCGAGAGGGATACCCAGCTCATTCACCACGATCTGGCCGGCGAGGCAACACGTGGTTCCACAGGCACCGCCGGGAAGGATCGCTTCCGTATTGACGTAGTAATCCTGATCCCAGTGCTCCAGATCCATCTCGATCTCAGCCACAGCGTCACGTAGGACACGCTCGCCTTCAGCAGTCAGGCGGATCACAGTTCGATCCCGGTGACCTGAGCGATGCGCTCCTTGAAGAGCTTGAGGTTCTCCGGGGTGCGGGCGAGAAGATTCTCTTCGCTTCGATCGTCCTCGGTGTGCGTGTAGTAGAAGATCAGCTCCCGGAAGGAGCCGGCATCGTCGCCCTCTTCGCCATCGTCTCCACTAAGCCCGAGAAGCTCCAACGCCTTGCCGGAGAGGTAGTGGTACCTCTCCCAGTTGGCGAGGACATCAAGCGTCATCCCCAGCTCGTTGGCAACGATCTGGCCGGCGAGACAGGCCGTAGTTCCGCAGCTTGCCCCGGGGTTGACGTAGTAACTCTGGTTCCAGTGCTCCAGATCCATCTCAAGAGCTTGCATGCCTCGACGTAGGACCGCTTCGCCTTCTTCGGATAGCTTAATCATGATCCGCATTCTCCTTTACGTTGGTCGTTCCGGGGCCGGCGCCACGCGATTGATAGCAGCAACGCCGGCCGGTGCATCGATCCTACCTTACCCCTCGGGGGGGACGTCAATATCTTCGGTGAAGTCCGGGAAAGAAACATCAGGCCAGGAAGGAACATCATTCAGGCCGAGCAAAGTCTGATCCGCCTGCCAGTCCAGAGGCTCCGAAGCCATCGTGTCCGTGAGTGTCTGTGGACGATACTTGGCACGCCACTCAGCAACCGTCTCCGGCTCACGCTCAGGCGCGGCAGGCAGCGCGTACGGGACACTCAGGGCCACCATCCGGTAGGCGCCCGTCATGCTCAGATTGTGGATAGCAGCCTGGCGCGCCACGAGGGTCTGCATCATTCCCGGGAAGTCCTGACTGAGGATCTCATCCTCCGGCCAAGTCCACCTCGGTGGTAGCGACATATCGATCGCGTCGAGTGTGATCAGGGTACCGTCCTCCTCCACCTCGACGAGTTGCATGCTGTCGAATGGGTCCAGGCCCATATCGCGCACGATGCTGTCGAAGATCGGATACCAGTTCACATCGAGAACCTCCTCGATGACGATCTGGCCCGTCGTCTCAACTGTCTCCGTCATGATCCGTAATCTCCTCTCTCCCAGCGCTCAGTCTGGGCGCGCATCGCGTCACATTCCTCGCACTTACATGTCCAATAGGCGATCGTGAAGAAGCCAGCCGGATGGATCGGAATCGTCAAAGTCCGACGCCCGTACTCATCCCCGCCACGGTAGGGCAGCAGATAGAAATACCAGTTCGGCTGCCAGCTGTTATAGCCGTGATACCAGATACGTCTACGACTCATGATCTCAGTCCTCCCTCTCCTGATGGGGATCCGTCTCGCGCAAGATGACGGCGTAATGCTTTTCGCAGAGGCGCACAATGTGCTGCCCGGCGAGACCGTGAAGCATCACATCCTGCACAGCGCGGCCCGGACACAGGTCGGTATCCGATTGGAGGGCAACAGTTTTGCCCCAGTCGCATTCCAGTAACCCAAACATGATCCGTTCTCCTTTCACGCTGGCTGCTTCAGCCAAACTGGAACGAGGTCCGCACGACCCTTGGCGACAAGATATTCGATGGCGGACTCTGGTCCGTATAGCCGACCAGCCTTGTTGAATACTGGACGATTCTCATTGATTGCTTTCAGTTCCGCCTCCTCTGCTATTTCTCGACTCGGGAATAAGTCGAGCTTTCCGGTAGCCATCCATTCTCTCCAAATAGCCGTTCGCAAATGCTCCTTGGATCGTATTCGTATATCGAATGTCACGCCTACATATAAGAGAACATCAGAGATGTCATAATGCCAGTAGAGAAAGGTTGGAGTGTCTACCACCTTCGTGAGGGTGATTGGTGTTATCGCTGGGGTATCAGTCACTGCTAGAGGCCGGGGCTCGACCTCCTCCTCGACACCGAAAAGTCCCCGCAGCTTAACTTTTTGCTCCACAGTTAATCGCGGTGCCGACTTTACTGTGCGTCGGATGATCTCGTTCTCACGCATTTCGCACCTTGCGCAGCCCGGCTTGGACATATGATCCGTTCCCCTTTCCATAACCTCCGTTATACCGTCACCGCGAATTGGGCCAGCGGATTATCGATAGCGTGGCGTCCGTGGCCGGAATGGTAGGTGAAGATGCCGGCGATGCGCATCTTGCCGAAGAATTCGCTGATCCTTTCCGCATGCTTGATGAATTGGATCAGAACGAATAGGCAGATGATGACGTAGGCGATTCCCCAATAGGGATTGTCTTGACCCAGGGCGATCAGATGCTTAATCACTTCTACTCCTCGTCTTTTTCGATCATCATTGTTGCTCCGAATATGACGTGACGGTAAACGTCATGCCACGTTTCCTGTTTCGCTCCGATGTCATTCCACACAACACTGTTGAGATCTGTCATTCCGCCGTATTGAATCTGTGGCTGACCGAAGTCGCCATCGTCGACAGAGTTACCTATCACCTTGGCGTCATGGATACAGACCTCCCCGGGGAGATGCAGGACAGGCATCTCTAAGGCATCCGAAAGGCTGTCCAGCCCATCCAGGATTTCATCGGGATCCTGGATCACCAGAATGAACTTCCCATTGGGGAAAGTCATCGTCTTCAACGTGATCATCGGTGACTCCTCGAATGGCTCGGACTCGGATGACCCTGATGCGGGGCCTTACTCTTCCTGTCCTGGCCGATCGTGTAGCCGGCCAGGAGGATGACGATGATGACGATCCCGAGAGCTATCCCAAGGAAGCATCCGATGGGGCTGGAACCTGCCGAATCATCAGACATCCGACTCCTCCTTACAGAAGGGGCACTCACGCTTGTGCTTCTCGTAGGCGCGCTCTTCTGCCTGGCGCCTTGTCTCCCCTACGAAAATGGCAGCCCAGACAGCTGCACCAGCCGCCCAGAGGTAGCCGACCCGATCACCCTGCACGAAGTAGAAGACCACCCAGTAGCTGTAGGCAAGAAAAGCAATCGCGGAAAGGTACTGCCAGCGACTCGGCCGCTTCAAAAGCATCGTGAAGCGTGTCTTAGACATCTGACTCCTCCTTCTCACGCTTGGCCTTGAGTGCCTTCGTCTCAGCCACCAGGAAACCCGTGTAGATGAGACACATAGCCCACCATATGAAGGCGTAGACGTAGTGCCCCTGGATATAAAGGATCACCGCGACGATGGCGCACAGAGGTACGGCGACAGCGGAGGCGCGCTGGAAGCGGTAGGTTGCCGACTCCCGGTAGAACTTCAGGAACTTGGCCTTCAGGCTCATCAGAATCTCACCTTCCTTAGAGGCCCACCCTCGGTGATGAGGCGCAGCTTCGCGAGACGCTGCACGGCGACGAGGGCAAGAACTTTCGGCATCGCCGGATCACGCTGCGACGTCTCTTCGATTTGCAGAGCGAGTGCCCCGAGGGCTGTACCTTCACTTGTCGTCTGAGTCCCGGCGACAATGGCATCGATGATCCCGTCGAGCCAGTCGTAACGACCGGCGAGAGTATCGAGGATCTCCTGCATCGGATCGGTCACAGCTTCGCCTCCAGACGAAGCATGAGGAGACGGTGGACGGCCGTGACCGCCATCATGTTGCCGGCCCCACCACTCGGATCTCGGCGCAAGGACTCCGCCATACTCGTCATCAGCTCAGCGATACTCATGATTCCTTCCTCGACACCACCTTCCATTGTGTCGAGAAGTTCATCGAGCCTCGGCTGCGTCTCGTTGATGATCTTCAAATTGTGCTGATACGGCGTCTCGGTCATTTCATCAGCTCCATCCGGCGCTTCGCGATGCGGTAAATCGCCGCCGTGGCGATGAGGGGGGCCGCCTCAAGTCCGCCGGCTTCCACGATCATCTGACGTACGAGGGAGGCGACGGCGATATCCTCGCCATGCTCCGTGATGGTTTCGATGAACTGGTAGACGACGCCATCAAGGGCATCCTCTTCGAGAGACTGGACCTGCTTGTAGGTGCTCTCGACGAGGGCACGGAACTCGGTGAGATTGTGCTCGGGGTGATCGCAACTCATGATCCGTTTACTCCTTCTTCTTCGGGCATTGAAACCCGGCGGGCATCCAAGACGGCCAGGACGAAGGACGCCAAAACAAGCGCGTCAGTCTCCTGCCTCTCATCCACCCCATGCAGCCGGAAAAGCTTCGCCAGGTCGATGTGGAGGCGCTGACGTGGTGTACGTCCGAAGCCAAGCTCATGCTGCGGAGTCCACGTATACGGGGGACGGCGCAGCACTTTCGGCTTAGCTGCCGTTATCACCCGCGTGACGGCGCGCTCCATTGTTCCTCGACCATCTTGGACCATCTTTCCTCCCTCTTCTTCGCTCGATACTCGGCTGAGGCGACCGCATTGGCTGTCTTACATAGCCGGCAGCGGCACCCGTATTCGCGGTAGGTCATCAACTCGCCGTGGATGACATTCGCCAAACCGGCCTTCAGGCGTGCCGCATGGTAGGCGCGACGCTCCTTCGTGTACCTATTCCCGGCCTCACGGCACGGGGTGCAGCAGCACTTGTGATTGAAGCGTGCCGTGATAGTTCCGTGCACGATCGGTTTGCGCGTCATGCCGCCAGAGCCGCCTCCGCGAGAGCGCCCTGAGCCCGGTGCCGCTTTGCCGCATTGCCACGCTCCAGAAGCTTGGCGACCTTCTGCGGTGTGAGGCCCTCAATCATCTGGGCGATCTGCCACACCTCCAGCCCACCCTCGCGTAGTGCTACGACAGCCATCGCACGCTCATCCGCCAGATCACTAGAGATCTGGCGGGTGACAAGCTCGATCAGTTCTGCCGCACGGACCACGATCTCCGCCGCACCCAGCCCCGCCAATTCGGCCTGGACGGCAGCACGCACCTCTTGATCACTCATCAGGAACACCACCTTCTTCGATGTGACTCATCGGTCGTTCCTCCCTTAGTCATGGAGCAAAGCCTACACCCCCACCGAGGGTAAAGCTAGCTGAGGGGAAGGGTTACACAATTAGTTCTACATTATGACACTACCCTCTTCACAGCCGTCACAAGAACTCAGGGTGATCAGCTCATCACCACCAGTCACGCCAGGGGACTACCGTGACATCCCATGTCCCGAGGCCTGTCCCAGTCCTTCTCTATATAACTACTGGTCACAGTAGTAGTAGTTAGTTAGTGACAGGTGTGAACCCAAGACTGATGCCGAAGTGTTAAGCGGTATTACACAACACAAGTTTGGGACAAGATCAAGATGCACCCCCTACTGGTGTAATTGGGAGGGCCGTCACAAACATCTCTGATATACTGAGAAACGTGATTACACCCAAGAATCGAGCCAAGTGGCTCACCACACTCGGAGTCTGGCGTGGCATCCGGGCCGGAGTCGACTTCGACTGCGACATTCCACGGATGCGGATGCGTCTCTACAAGTGGGCCGCCTACCACAAGCTCTGGATCAGGACGAAGGTCGAAGGCGACATCATCTACTTCTCCGTGAGCAAACTCAGGCCAACGGAGCCCTCGGATGTTCCTCGATGACTCCGACACCACGAGAAGCAAGATCCCTCAACTGTGCCGAGACGATCGCCCTCGTCCGGGCCGCATCCGAAACCACATTGATCTCCTCCGCCACGACCTGCGGGGCACGCTCCAGGCGATACAGCTTCGCCAAACGATCCGTGATCCGTACAGCTAGCTCGGCGAAACGAGGATCAGCACCGTTGTCCTCGTCGCCACCCATCTGCTCCTCACACCAATTCAAGTAGCGGGTGAGCCTACCGACAAGCTGGCCACGCACAGCCGGCTGCTGAGAAGCCACCTCAGCCTCTGTGAGTTCCCCAGACACCTGCCACACCACGTCAGTCATGTCAAGCAGCCTACGGCCGGCACAGCAGGCTAGGCGGCTTCAGGAAAAAGCATGCCTATTCAGCACAGCTGGGCTTGATCTTCTTCCCGGCCTGGAAGAGATACTCCGCTGGCTAAGAGGGCTCTCCTGTTTGGTCGCCAGGAAAGGAGGGTCACCCTCCTCTAGGCAACATGCATGTAGGTCCCCAAGATTTCCAAGATCCTCAGAAACTTGGCTTCTAGGTAAGCGCTTTCCTGGAAATTTCCGCAGGCCAACCTACCTGGACATATTGAAGAGGAGCAAATACTTGTTAAAGCAAACAAAACTGGCGGGGTGGGGGTTATGCGTGCATCTAGCTGTTTTTTGCCGGGAAAACCTGTTCGCCTGATAGCCTATGGTCTGTTTGGCTTTGTGTCAATGGGCTTTTCGGTCATTGTTGTAAGGATCAAGGTTGTGCCCCTGTGTAGCTAAGTGGGTATGGGCTTGTGCCCCTATGTGCTTGTGTGCCTAGGCTTCTAAGGCTTTGATCAAATGGTGTCTGTCCTGGCCAAATGGTGAATACGTAGATCAAATGGTGGGCGTGGGGGGTACGTGGCCCCCTGTGTGGGGTGTATATAGGCAGGCCGGGGGCTTGCCGATCATCCGATGGGAGATCAGCCGAAGGGTGGATGGGGGATCAGCCGAAGGTACTAGGTAGGCCTAGTCTTTTCGGCCATCATCCGAAGGGTGGATACGTAGATGGCCGATCGGTCTAGGTTCCCCCTAGTCTTTTCGGCCATCATCCGTTCGTTGGGCAGCGTGACCCGGCCGTTTGGGTAGGCTCCGCCCTATGGCTTAACTGTACCCCCCTTATGGGGGATCAGGCAAACGGGCGTCAGGATGAGCCAAACGGGTGGCGTAGTGAAGCCGAAAGGATGACTTGACAACCCTACCGGGGGTGAGACGATTGACGTAGTTCCGCACCAGGCGGGGCACGGTGAGAGGTTCGGATCATGGAACGCTACCTCGGAGTCAAGGCCTACCGCGAAGCAATGAATGCAGTCGAGTTCTTCCGCGTCAAGCAGAGCGCCTGGAACATGTCCCACGATGGTAACAGTCACTACCTTGCCGGCTACGGGCACAAGCGCCTCGGGAACCTGGTCGAAGCAATCCTCTGCGACTTCTACACCCTCGCGGATGCCGAGCAGATCATGGCGACGATGTACGAAACCGGCGAGGATGCCGAAGAGTGCATCCGTCGTGTCTGTTGGGACACGATGACCAATGCTCTCTACCAGGTTCGTCAAGCTGCCGAGGATGGGCAATTTGACGCGTGGGAGCGTGCCTACCCGGGGTGGCTCAACTGGGCTGACCTGATGGCCCGGACCGAAGCGGATGCCTACGCGGAGTACGACGAGGTGACCGCTGACTTCGAAGAGTCGGACCCGGCCACGTGGACATACCTGCCCTCCGGCTACCAGGTGCGCGACTACAACGCCGCAACGGGCGAGATGCACCTCTACGCACCTGACGGCCGGGACGTCACCGATGCCTACGAGACTCGCCGCGAAACCGAGCAGTACGAGCGTCGCATGGCCGTAATGCGCAACTACCTCTGACGCGCCTCTGATCTGTTGTCTTGCGTCGTGCGCGTGACTGGACTCCGCGTGCGGCGTTGGGTGCCAGATTGGCAATCCAGGGAAGGAAACGGATCATGAATAACAGTGACGAGCGCGACTACGCCGAGGAGGCGTACAACGCGCACACGATGGCGACCGGTGACGGAGAGATCCCCGATGACCTTTTCGACTACCTCGCGGATGTCGACGAGGTGACCGGAGAGCCGGCCAGTGCCCCTTCCGGGCCGCGTCCGGTGTACGTGATCGCTCGTGAGATCCGACGCGACTGGACCAAGATCTACTTTGGTGCGGTCCCGTACCTCGACGCCATGGGGTCCCTCGATTCAATGGCGGACCGGTACGGCCTTGACTCCGCGAAGTCGATCGTGTCTTACTTCTTGGCCAATGCGGGCACGTGGCGCGGCGAGGTGGCGCGACGGATCAAGGCTGAACTGAAGGTGATGGGGGAAGGCCTCCCCTACTGAAGTCAAGCGGCTGAGCCGACCTTCGGTCGTTCACCGTACTAGTTCGGGACACCCCCGCCAGGGGGTCTGAGAGCCTCCGTGAGCCATGATCGCTGAAAGTGCACCTGGCTATGCCGGGGTATCGGTGATCATGGCCCCACAGAGTTTTCCCTGCTCAGAGGGGTTAACAAAACGGAATAAACGGACAAGATCAAGGAGACTAAAGGATCATGCAAACCAAGCGCACCGACCGGCCCGGACGGGGCAAGCACCCGCTCCTGATCACTGATCGAGCGGTTTGGGTGTACGCGGCCCGCCGTGCCCTCCCGACCCGGAAGGCAACCCGATGATCAAATTCCTGTACCTGATTCTCGTCCTGGCGTGGCACCTGCACGCACCGGGTGTCGCCAATTGGGGCACCGTCGATGGTCACCGGCATTGCATGGCCATCATCGCGGACACGTCCGTCGTGGTGTGCGCCGACGGCTACGTGACAACTAGCTGATTGATCGGCTAGCGGAGCCTCATCCTTTCGGTTGGTCTTCATTCCTGGCCGAAAGGATGAGGCTCCTTAGTTGGTAAACCCCCTGGCGGGGTGAGACGATTCTCGTGTCAGGTAAGTCCAAGCGGAAGGATCGGATCATGCCGGCTCACAAGTTCAAGTACACCCCACAGCAGACCCTTGATCACAAAAACCTGATCAATTACTGCCTGATCTGTGGTGAAAGCACTGAGGACATCGACGATGACGAGTGCTTCGGGCGCGACGAGTCCGACGCCCAAGAGGCCCAAGCCGTGTACGACTACGAATGGAACCTGTGATCATGAGTAACGAAACGATCGTCATCGACGCGCCGGAGGGCATCCGGATGTACGACGTCCTCAGCTTCCGGGGGGCGCTCGGTCTGGAGATCCGGACCGGCATGGTCATGCGCCCCGGTTTCAGCATCGTGCAAGCCGCTATCAAGCGTGGCTACGTCGCCGAGGGCACCCGCCGCAAGCGTGACGCCTACGCCCAACTGGACGCACTGATTGTGGCCAACGGTGGCCCGTCGTCGCGCCCCTTGCCGGCCGAGTAGTACGCATGACCCAGCGCCTACGGGCGCTGGATTGTGCGGGTTACTTGACCCCACAACCAACCGAACGGAGCAAGATCATGAAGCACAAGGGACTCCTGACCGCTATGCTCGCCATCATCATCGGGGCCGGCATCGTCTCGACCGTCCTCGTCTCCGATGCCATGTCGGGGCCCGGAACACTGCACGTCACCGCGCAAGCGGCCGATCCTTCCTTCGCACCCTCGGGCGAGATCCTGAGCGTGCAACAGATCAAGCAAGGTGATGTCCTGATGGGTGTCCTCGCCAACTTCCGAGGATGCCCCAACGGGCAGGTCATCTCCGAGATTCACTGGCGCTGGGATGATGCCGCCCTGTCCTGTGACGGCATCATCGTCATCCACGGCGTGACGGTCGACTACACACGCAACTCCGACGGGACATCCCTCACGACGTGGACCTACCAGGGCCGCTCCGGCGACATGGGTTACGACATCGGCCAGGACGATGGCGAGACGCACCTTGCCCCCGGATTCTTCTCCGACGTGGATGCCGAGTAAGCCATGGGTTGGAATGAAGACTTGGCAGCATGCACCACGGATCGCGAGCGCGTCATGCTGGCCCTAGGCCTCTCGGAACGCATGCGAGGCAGGTGGATACAGGGCCAACGTGAGTCGGTCGAGCGCGAAATTGAACGCTACCGGTCAAGCCATCGGGGCAAGGCACCACACGGGGACGACTACGCGGATGCGGTGGCGGTGGGCAAGCTCCGCTGGTCTAAGCATGCTGTCGCCGCTGACCTGATCTCCGATGAGCAGTTCTTCAGCCGCTTGGCAGTCATGTATTCAACGATTGATCGGAAGGACACACGATGACCAAAGCACAAGATGTTTCGCGGGCCGAGAGCCTAGAGGTTCTGCGGGGCCTACTACCGCGAGGTTCCGAGGTACGCGTACTCGTCAGGCACGTTTCAGCGTCGGGCATGACGCGCTGGATTGACGTCTTCGTCATCCACAACGGGTCCCTTGTGTGGATCGGTTCACGTGTCGCCGAGGTGTTGGGATCTACCTGGTCGAGTAAGTACCAGGGGGTCAAGCGTGAAGGGGTCGGCATGGATATGGGTTTCGACCTTGTCTATAGCCTCTCAGCACGCCTATATGGGCATGCGGATGAGGGGGGCTATGCACTCACCCATCGTTGGATTTGAGTAGCTAGCGTGGCTTAGCGGCCCTACGGTCGCTAGGTTGTACGGGTTACTTGACCCGTTAAACCAACCGAACGGAGAACGGATCATGAAGATCACCTATCAGATGCTCCTCGACGCCGGAGCATGCTCGGAGCAACGTGAACTCTTCGCGGAGCACTTCCCGAACGGGGCACGTGTCACCATCAAAAACGCAGTCTCCGTCGCCCAACTCTTTAACTGGAACTGGGCTGCCGAGAATCTGCTCACCCGGCCCGCTCGGGAGGTCTACGACGCGGCGATCCGGCCCGCTCGGGAGGCCTACGACGCGGCGATCCGGCCCGCTCGGGAGGCCTACGACGTGGCGACCCGGCCCGCTGGGGAGGCCTACGACGTGGCGCTCCGGACCGCTCGGGAGGCCTACGACGTGGCGCTCCGGACCGCTCGGGAGGCCTACGACGTGGCGCTCCGGACCGCTCGGGAGGCCTGCGACGCGGCGATCCAGCCCGCTGAGGAGGCCTACGACGTGGCGCTCCGGACCGCTCGGGAGGTCTACGACGTGGCGCTCCGGACCGCTCGGGAGGTCTACGACGTGGCGGTCCGGCCCGCTTGGGAGGCCTACGACGCGGCGATCCGGCCCGCTTGGGAGGCCTACGACGCGGCGATCCGGCCCGCTGAGGAGGCCTACGACGCGGCGATCCGGCCCGCTGAGGAGGCCTACAGCGCGGCGATCCAGCCCGCTGAGGAGGCCTACAGCGCGGCGATCCAGCCCGCTCGGGAGGCCTACGACGCGGCATGCGCGACTGCTTTCGCACGTGCCGCTAGCTCCCGTCCGGCCAAGTAGTACGCATTGCCTAGCGGCCATGGTCGCTAGGCCTTTGCGGGCCGCTTGGTCCTTGACGTAAGGAGGCAACATGATCAAATTCTATGACGTCAACTTCGTCGGCCAGACCGGGACGAAGGACACGATCAATGTCTACGTGTACGGCTCTGACGACCTAGCCGGATGGTCAACGATCTCGCATGACTCCGGCCAGGAATACATCCGGGTACGGAGCGCCGAGACAGCTATGCCGTGGGATGAGGCAGACGGTATCGCCGCGAACCTCGCCGCACTGATCGCCCAACTCACCGGGGGAGAGGTAGACACACGTGACGATGACACCGTGACGGCGGTGGCGGCATGAAGTATGTGGCTTGGATCATCTGGGTCCTCATCGTCATCGTGGCGATCATCGCCATAGCGAGCTATCACCAGGCCGGCGGACGGTAGCGCAAAGTGGCCCACGGGATTCTCTAGGGGGTTCCGTGGGCTGTCTTGTGTTCCCGGCCATCCATCGGCCAGGACGGCAAAGAGAAGGAAGGTTCGGATCATGGATCTCAATGAACACCCGAAGTTGCGCGACTACATGTCGACGCACCCGAGTGTGCGCCCACCAGTCACGCGCCCACTCTCCGCTGATCACCCGAGCCGGCCTACGGCCGTTAGGGTTGACGTCGCACAACGGGCTGAGAGCGTCACTACGGCGATACAGCCCCGCAGGCTTGCCGACGTACTCGCAGACGTCCGTTCGGCTGTGTGGGGGCTATCTGGGCACCCGCGATTCAGTGAGCTGGCGGATCGCCTCGCGGAGCTGACAAATGAGGCATACGAGCTAGGCCTAGACGATGGCTTCACGTCGGGGCGTTACGGCCTATGACATGGCACCCCACTAGGCGCCCCAGCGTGCCCCCTACAGGCTCCGATAACGAGGGGCCGTGGGAGGTGCGCCTAGTGCGCTGGGACGGCACCACGCAGACAGCAGGCACCCTTGCCGCCTTCGCATCTGCTCAGGCCTACGCCGAGACAATTGCCCGCTCACTGGCCAGGAACGACAGGAGCAGGGCATGGCTGGGTTACCCGACGTCGGGTGTCCAGGCCGTCACGGTCGCGTGGGACGTGTGGGATATCCCGGCCATGGTGCTAGGCGAGGCAGGGGTGCGTGCCGTACCGGTGAGCGTGCCACGCAGTGAAGTTGAGTCGGAGACACTCAAGCTTGCCCTCGCCTACGCC